TGAACTATACCATAGACGTCCGTCTGCTGGAATACGTGAAGGAGCATCACCACTTGCAACGTAGTTCAATGGAATCCAATTGCTTGCAATAAAGTCATTCAATGCATCGCCAGCAGGGGCATCGAACAAGTATTCTGTACCAGTTCTATAGCCTGCTGCACTTGGTTCGTAGTTGTATGCTGAGAAACCGTAGTCTACTAATGGAGTACCTGTTCCTTCTTTCATACGGAACTCTCCGCCATTGTTGTGACTAATCAATACACGATTTTGTGAATCAACTGATGCTTCGATGTTTGTAAATCCGGCTGCGTTAATAGCATTTGCCATCAAATCACTATCTGCAATAGTACCAGTTGCTGTCCAGCTAACTGTTTTTGCACTGTAAGTTCCAGTACCTGCATAATCACCTAGTACAGTAGTACCTGTTAGGCTCTCTGCTAGTTCAAATGTACGAGGACCGCTAGATACTTGAGTAGTAATCTTTGCTGACTGAATAACTGTGGCACTTGATGTGCCGCCGCGCCTCATAATTTTCCAATCTGCTAAACGTGGTGTGTCATCAACACCGTTTTGTTCAGTGTAGTTAGTTTGAACATATATTTGTCCAACTTGTAAGTTTGCGCCACCGCCTACTTTATCTAAGCCATAAATTGCTTCGTGGCCATTAGCATATAAAGGAGCCTCAACTGCTTCCCATGCAAGTGTAGTTTCGTTCCAACGCTTAACACGGAAACGAGCACCTAAGTTAGGCTCAGTTGTTTTAATCCATACAGAACCTGTAGGACGAGGAGCTGCTGATGAGCTCTTAAATTGTGGAACTTGTGTATGCTTAGAAATTTGTAATCTTGGAGCATAGTATGTGCCAGCAGTGATACCTATTGCTGTTAGCAATGCTACGCTCTTAGCATCTGCTACTGTATCGCCGTCTAAGTTAGTTGTAATAGCAACGGCGTTACTAGTTGCACTATCTTCAGCAGCAGTGCCAATTTGTCCGTCGGAATAAATTTCCAACTTACCGTTAACTACTGCGGCTGTAATACCGTCAAGTGCTGTTAGACCAGTAATAGCACTTGCAAGAGCTGCTAATGTAGTGCCGCCTGTTGTAACAACAGTTCCGTTAATTTTAAGAGTTGCATCGCCAACAATTGTAGGATTAATTGCAGTGCCAGTAACTACAGGCCAGCTTGAAAACCACTCCTGGCTACCTACTTCAACCCACTGGCCAGCTGTCTGTCCTGGAGCAACACCACGGCTTCTATACCATAGTTTGTTAGGATGTGCCGTTGTTAGTGCAGGAGTAGCAGTAGTTACATCAGTAACTACAACTGCGTATTCACCAATCTTACTGCCAGACGCCAAAGGTCCGCCAGTTGCTGGATCAACTTGTGTTGGGTCAGTAATTACACGTGGAATTTTGTTAGCAAACTTTTGTCCGCCTTTGACGGTAGCGGCTGCGCCATTCCATTCAAAAATACCAAATGCTGAAATTTGTGTATCAAACCAGTGTGTACCGTTTGCAGGTGTTGCATCTGGTTCAGTAGCACTTGCATCTAATTGTGCTAGGTCTAAGTCAGCACGTACAACAAATGCACGATTGCTAACACCTAGTAAACTGTATGCAGCTTGCAGACCATATTCGTTTTGCTCACCAGCGTGAACTGGATTATTGCTTGCATCAGTTTTGAAGATTGGATCACCAAATGTGTCTCCAAGGTCTCGTTGACTTGTTAGAAGATAAACTTCTCCAGCGTTAGCTTTAAGTGTACCCGGGGCGGTTCCGGTAGCTCCGCTGTTTGCTTTATTTTCAGCAGTTGCTACAATAACTAACGGTACTGTACCTGGTGCTGCTGGTGTATAAAATGATTCGTCAATTACTTTGACTTCTACGCCTGGTGAACTTAATGCCATCTTTGGAATCTCCTAAGGTTTTTGTTCTACTAGTATTTATTGATAAAATCTAAAAATGGCTAGTTATAACCCACCAAAAAGGTGTCAAAAAGGGCAGCTAAATACGTGATGACAAGACCACTATGCGGATGCGGGCTAAGACCCGCTGCTATCAACTATCGTAAGGAAGGTAGAGTGTATTACCGCTCTAAATGCGAGGTGTGTACTAGACACGGCGGCATTGGCAAAGGTATGCCCAAGTGGCACCAAGATGGTTATCGCATGAAATCAGAATGCGATAAGTGCGGCTATAAAAGTAAATATAAGGAACAGTTTAATGTGTTCCACGTAGACGGGAATCTAAATAACTCCCGTCCTGCTAATCTTAAGACAGTGTGTGCAAACTGCCAGAGGACTCTGCATAAGGAAGGGTTTCAGTGGAAGCAGGGTTCTCTAAAACCAGACTTTTAACCTGTAGATACAGATCGTCAATGGTAGCATTATTATCTAATATGAGATCAAACTTAGTTCCAACCCAGGCAGTTTCACTAGCGTGAATGCCTAATTTTTGCATACGTACCTTGGCAGTCATGTAAGTCATACAACGATCTCCGGCATTCATGTCTACAGCATCCTGATACCATTCGGGCTCATTACCTCGCACAACTCGTACTACAATGCCGCCTGCATCTTTAATTGATTTAATTTCATTGGGGAAACGACAGTCTGAAATAACAATGTCGTCTTTACTATTGCGTAGTTTGTTTTCTAAGCTGGCAATCCAAATATCATCATGGAATGCTTTACGGCATACTTCTGTACCCCAATATTGTAAGATCCATCGAGGGGTAAGAGTTGGGATATCAAGTCGTTCTGCCCACCACGGATCAACTTGTTCGCGCCATTCACGTGCAGATTTAGTGCGACCTTCAAGCATGGTTCGATCCCAACCAAATACATGTGCTACTGCATCTTTTAATGAGTTAGCAAATGATTCTCGTCTAAACCCGTGAAAATTTGTAAGATAGTCAGCAACTGTATCTTTGCCAGAACCAATAAAACCGCATACACCTATGATCATAAGAAACCCCGTAAGTTAGTGCTAGTATATAACACTTTTATTACAGGGTCAAGAGATTTATACGCCGTATTTGTTCGTTTTAATCTTAGCAACTGGACTAGTTTTATTAGTGCTGTCCAATTCTTTACTTTGCATGTCGCCATGATTAACATCATCGTAGTTGGCGCCCACTGCCTCGGCAGCTTTCTTAAACATTTCGTTTTCGACTTCTGTATATGGGTGTACTGTTTTCTTTTTACCGTACCAACTTTTGGCATCAATTTCCGGCACAGTTTTACCATCTGTTGAAGCCATAGCTTGTCCCAACTTAAATGCTACATAGTCACTGTTGGCTTTTTCTGCATCACTGTAGGTGCTTATGCCACGACTAGACTGACTTTGTCGCTTGGTAATTTTAGCACTAGTGGCTTCTGATATAACGTCATATACTTTCATTCTTCACAATTCCATTTACGTAGTGCCAATGCTTTTCGTGTTGGCTCACCGTTGGGCTTTTTCATTGGACCATCAACACCGCCCATCCTAGCACAAAATGATTTTCTGCGTTTAGCATCCTTGCTGCCTGCTTTTAATTTGCTAGGTTTAGTAGTAACTGCTGTTTGTAGTTTGCTACCAGGATTCTCACGACGATAACTAGCAACTCCTTTGGCATTTAGGCCACCCTTTTTGCTCTTACCTTCTTTGCGGCGCCATGCAGCTGATTCTGAAATAATTTCGTGTACTTTCATGTTTAACCAATAACAAATGTATAACCAGTGCCACCACTGATTAGTGTTTCTAATTCTTTGTCTAGTGCTGTAAGTTCTTCTTTTCCGGCTGACTTTAGATCGTTACCGTTTAGCGCACTACCACCTTGCGGGCCTGCAACTGACGCAAACTTACCACGTGCTTCGCCTAACATTATCTTACAGTTAGCCAATGAATAATCACGTATCCATTGTTTAGCATATATGTCTTCAATGATTGTATAATCTGGTCTAAAATTCTGGCAGCGCAACAATAGTGATTCACCTTCGCTGAACGGGCGCTGTAAACATCTAAATGTACGACTTGTAGGAATCCACTGGAATTCGATATAGCTACCAAACATCTTACCTATCATTTCTTGATAGCTGGCAAACATATAGTAGGTAGCTATGCCGCCCAGCATAGTGCTGTTTAACAAATACGTGTTAGTGTACGCCAGATTGAAAGGTTCAAAGTTTGTACCAGTTCCTCCGCCAGTTCTTGATCCCAATGTTCTGCGAAAGCAAGACTGTACGTTGATAATTTCTTTAGGCAATATGTAATCATTTTTATCCTTCTCTAATTCTAAAAACATGTAGCTTTCTTCTACTGCGTTAGGACTGCGCTGACGGAATCGTGTTAATGCACGATCTAACGCAGTTTCATAGTGAATTGGATCAAGCTCAACGTCAATCATACCGTCACCTAGCATGGTGCGGCAGTAATCAAAGACTTGCTGTTTTACTTGTTGTGGATTATCTGACATTTAGTTCTCCCATGTTATTTATCGCTAAATATTGTACTATGCCACGTTTATCACTTTACAAACCTGAAAAAGGTAACGACTATAAGTTTCTAGATCGCAACATATCTGAAATGTTTCAGGTGGGCGGAACTGACCTATATTTGCACAAATACCTCGGTCCTAAAAATCCACTAGCAGGCGAATCTACAGCAGATCAGCCTATGTACGATGTAGTTAAAGAAACTAACATCCAAGATTTGCTATTCTTAGAAAACCGTGATAGAAAGTACGACATGTCTGTGTATACATTGCGTGGTATTTACAATGTACAAGATATTGATTTTAACCTAAGTCAGTTTGGGCTGTTTATAGATCAAGATACAGTTTTTATGACTGTACACATTAATGATTTTGTCAGCACTATTGGTCGCAAACCCTTAGCCGGTGATGTCATCGAGCTGCCGCATTTAAAAGATGAATTTGCACTTAATGATTTTGATGTTGCATTGCCCCGTTATTTTGTAATTGACGAAGTAGGTCGCGCTGCTGAAGGTTTTAGTAAGACATGGTATCCGCATTTATACAGATTAAAACTTAAGAAAATTTCTGATAGTCAGCAGTTTGCAGATATTTTAACTAAGCCAATTAACACAGATGCCAACTTTGTAGGAGATTACGATCCTACAGTTGTATATACACCTGGCCAGATTGTTCGATATCAGGGCACACTTTATACAACAACCGTAACAACAACCGCAGGAATAACACCTACTAACACCAGTTACTTTGCTCAGTATGGCGGACATAGCTTGCAAGATATTCTTAGTACTAATGCCAAAAATCTAGTAATCAATGATGCTATTCTTGCACAAGCTGATGCAGATGCTCCTAAAAGCGGATATGAAACGCAACAATTTTATACGCTTGCATTAGACGATAAAGGGTTGCCTGCATTAATAACAGCAGATGATAGCGTGTCTCCACCTGATGCTAGCACTATGTCATTGGATGCAAGTCGTACTGCGCAAAGACCTAAAAGGACTGGTTATAGTGGTTACCTCCTTGGTGACGGTATTCCTGTAAACGGTGCTGATTTTGGATCTGGTATTGCATTTCCAGGAGCCGCAATTGATGGTGACTATTTTCTACGTGTTGACATGTTGCCTAACAGATTGTTTAGATACGATGGAAAACGATGGATTAAAGTAGAAGATGCCGTGCGTCACACATTAAACAATAGCGACACTAGACAAACATTTAGGACTGGCTTTATTAATAACAGTACATTTACATATACATCTATGGTTGCAAGCGACACAGTTACTATCAGTCAACTAGAAATTGACAACGGATTTAGTGTTATTGATACTAATATACTATTTGCAGTTAATAGCACTGCCAAGTATCTTGTCCTTAACCAATCTGTTATCAAACTAGATTTTGATATTGCAGAGTATCCCGGAATAATTACTTCATATACCGCACCAGTAAATGGCGTTAATACTAATTTGATCAGGATTACATTACCAGAGGGTAGTGATATTACAATTCCAGGACAGTGGAACGTGTCATTATTCAATACTAGAGAAGCACAAAAGCAAAGCCTAAGTAAGGCACTTAGACCCAAGGCAGATTTCTAATGCAACATTTTTATGACGGACAATTAAGACGATATCTTACTCAGGTAATTAGATTACTAAGTAATTTTGTTGTCAAATATGGCGACGGTACACTGGTTAGGGTACCTGTTATGTATGGTGACCAGGACAAGCAAGTAGCTAACATTATTAATCAAAATAGTGAAAACACAGTGTCTAGTTCGCCGAGAATTGCAGTCTATATTAGTGACCTTGATCTAGCTAGAGATAGACTAGGCGATTCTACGTATGTAGGTAAAATAAATATTAGAGAGCGAGGCATTGAGGAAGGTAGTTATAATTCTTCTCAAGGAAATAACTACACAGTCGAAAGACTAATGCCTACTCCATTTGATCTATCTTTAAAGGTCGACATATGGACAACTAGCACTGATCAAAAATTACAACTCCTTGAGCAGATTCTTACTTTGTTTAATCCAAGTTTAGAAATACAAACTACAGATAATTACATCGACTGGACTAGTTTAAGTGTTGTTGAATTAGGAGATGTGACATTTAGTTCTAGGTCGGTACCTGTAGGAACAAATAGTGCTATAGATATTGCATCAATAAGCCTTAAAACTCCAGTTTGGTTAAGTCCGCCTGTTAAGATCAAACAGTTAGGAATTATTACTAATATTATTGCTAACATATATGAAAATAAAAGTGATCCAGTACTAGATTATATAGACGGATTAGGTACTGACTATGCTTCTGGACAAATGGAACCAATTAGTAAAATTTTTGATAATAAAATTTCTATTGGTAATTTTGATATTTTTGTCGAAGAAACAACTATTAGAATTCGTAGCAACGAGTCAAGCCCCGGAACATGGCTATCGTGGGAAATGGCTATTAAACAATATCCAGGTGTATTTAAGTCAGGACTTACTAAGATATTTTTATTGCAACCTGATGGAACTGAAGTAGTCGGTGCTCTAACACAAAATCCGTTAAACCCAACGCTAATGTCGGCAGTATGGGATCCAGACACGTTCCATTCAAATACTGCTATTATTGGGCCTACACGATTAGTGTCTGATCAAGTCTACTTTGATGCAATTGTTGATCCAACTACATTTAATCCAAAACGTCCTAATAAAGAACGTACTGATCAACAAATAGCAACTGGGAGAAGATACTTAATTGTTGATAGCATAGGCGGAGCAGTTAGAGATACATTTGAGTCAACTACTAAGACCAAATATATCCACACTACTGTGTTACATAAAAAAGTTAATTCGCATACCTTGTATGTTAACGGGGTTGAGGTTATATCAAATCCTCAACCTAATCCGGTATATCATAATGTTATTAGTACTACTATAACAGGAATCGGCACAGGCGCTACCTTCAATGTAACACAACTGTTGTCCACTGCTGGATATTCTGCTATAATAAGCGCATTAGGTGCTAATTATCAAGGTGGTGATAGTATTAGAGTTCGTGGTAAACGACTAGGCGGTGCTAATATTGTTAATGATTGCTTAATTACTGTACTCAGCGTAAATGGATCAGGTGGAATAACTAGTATTCGAGTAGGCGGCATATCGGCTGATAAAGAATTTACTATTGTTGCTGACGCTAGCATTGCAATTAGTACCGACCAAGCTCCGGTAACTATAACTTACGAATTAAATTTAAATGAAGACGGTCCCGATGCATGGAAAAATACAGACTCTAGTGATACACTAGCTGAAGCAAATGACATTATTGAGTGGGATGGTACTAAATGGGTTGTAGTGTTTTCAGCTGAAGAAGTAACAGATACTATTGTTTACCAAATGAACTTCTATACTAGAACACAGTATAAGTGGAACGGGGTTGACTGGTCTAAATCATTCGAAGGCGAATATAAGAAGGGACAATGGAGAATAACTCTTTGATAGAAATTGATTGCAGTGGTGCATTAATCTGTGCTAGAAATACGCACAGGTTTTTATTATTACAAAAATGTGAAGGCAAACATGCTGGCAGGTGGGGGCTAGTTGGGGGCACTAATCATTCTGACGAATCAGCATGGCAAGGTCTTTGTAGAGAAATTGAAGAAGAATTAGGTCTACTTCCAGATATTAAAAAAACTATTCCATTAGAAAGATTTGTTAGTAATGATAGTCTGTTCAACTTCCATACATATTTTTGCGTAGTGGACTCTGAGTTTATTCCAGTTCTTAGCGACGAACATGTTGCATGGGGATGGTTTGATCTAAACTGCTTACCTAAACCAGTACACAAAGGATTAGACCTTAGTCTTCGTAATAAAATAATACAAAACAAAATACAAACAATACTTGAAATTGTTGATCTAATCTGATCAAGTATCTATTACAACATTTCCAGCAACCACTACTCGATATTCATCACTAGAATAGAAAGGATATACTGAATGTACCATATCAGATGGAAACAGTATTACACGTTTTTCATATGTAGCATCTACAGGGATAGTCCAGTTTTGTATTTTACCTAAACTGTTTGTATAATGGAATGCAAATGATGCAGCTTCTACACTCCCGTTTTCGTTCTCATCGGCTATTAAAAATGGAACTTTGAGCCACAGCACAAAACTAAAATCACCTAGATGTGCATGTGGTCTTGCAAACTCGTGTTTTTTTTGAAAGTTAACCCACGCTGAGCTAATTTTAAATTTACTAGCACCGGGTTTATAATTATAAGCATTATTAAATGTTCCAATCAACGGTGTTAGTATTTCCAATAACGACATATGGGTCGATGGCTCTATAAGACTAAACTCTTGATCTAGTTTAAAGTCAGTAGTAGATCTTTTAGCATCTTTAAAACTTGATGAAATTTTATTAACTTCTAATAAAATAGGTGCTAACTCTCTATCAGTTGCAGTAGCACCAACAAATCCTATATTAGGAAATGTAGCAACATATTGATTAGTTGACATGAAATTACCTTTTTAGTTTAGTGATTTTATATGAATAATTGTGTTTTTTACTATTGATAAATGGTCGCCTAATGCATAATCTTTAGTAGTATCTTTAAGATTTTTAATGCTAATAGACTGGCAACATGCAACTGTATTGCACGGGTATCCAATTTCTTCGTACTGTCGAGCTTTTAATTTTCTAATGAACTCTTTTCTAGTAGCAGAATCGTGTATTTCTATTAGAGTTGACTCATTTACGTTTCCTAATACAATATCATTGTTGTCGTCATAACAACACGGATACCAATCGCCATTAGGCGCAACAAATATCTCTGATTCGACTCGAGACATTAATGGACAATCTAATTTGCTTTGATCTACATTGATCCTAGCACGGCCTGAAGTAATTAAACTTCGTTCTGCCCACAGACCAGATTTAGCATGACGTATAGGAACATTCGTTGGCACAAATCCTTTAAGGCTGTTAACTGTATCTTCAAATGAGCTGTAAGGTACTCTTTTTTTCATTTGGTCAGGTTTATGTTGCAAAAATGCATTAACAGATAGAGCGTACTCAAATGCTGGCATTACATTTATAGTGAAGTCAAAGTTAGGATCATATTGTTGTCGTAGTTCTAAAAATCTTTTTAAATTTTTAATAACACCAGCATAGCTAATACCCTTTACTGCTTTATACGATTTTGCATCGTGGCCATCAACATTCATCTGAATCGAACTAAGTAGTTGTTCTTGCAATAATATTTTTGCAATGCTAGGTTTTAATAATCCAAAATTACTTAATAAATTAAGTGCAGTATTAGGCAATTTTAGTTTAATATAACGTGCAATATCTAAAAAGTCTTTGTTATATAGTGCTTCACCGTTCTCACTTAGGTGAATCATTTTTATTTGATACGGAAAATTAGGATCTGCTGCTTCGTCAATAATTTTCTTAACAGTTTCAAATGGCATATCAAAGTTATGTTTAGTACCGCGACTAGTTGGGCACCAAACACATTTGGCGTTACATCGATTCGATAATGCAAGGTTGATGCATTCTATGGTCATATTAAGATCCTTCTTTATCTACTTATGTCACTACGCTCGGGCTCTTGATTTTTTTACTATAAATATCAATCAAACAGTTTGACTAACAACTACTTCTATACTATAATACACTATGAATTTACGAAAACTTTTAGATGACGACTTTGATGTATCATCTCTTAAAATTATACCGCCATCTGCACTATCATATCCAAATCCAGTTATTGGTATAAGTCGAGATGGTATTATAAATTACACCAAATCTACTCATGTAAAAACTCCCGACGAGTTTGAAATTATTCCAGGTGCTGCCGAAGCTGTGGCATTAATGCGCAAAAAAGGATATAAAATAGTAATACTTTCAAATCAGTATGGCATTAGTGAAGGTGTTATGACGCCTAACGATGTTGACTTTGTTAATCAACGAATGCTAGAATTATTTGGTGAAGCAGGTTGTCCTAGTATTGATGCAATGTATTATTCAACTACCCGAATGAAGGAAGATGTGTTTGCTTTACCAAATGTAGGAATGTTTCATAGAGCAGAAAAAGAACATAAGTTAAAATTTAAAGAAGGTTGGTTTGTCGGGGACAAGATTAGCGACCTTAAAGGTGCTGAAAACATTAAAGCACGACCAGTGCTAATTAAAACAGGTGATTGGGCAGAAACTGTTAAAAAATTAGAAACTTATGCTAATAACGAGTTGCGTAAAAAAACACAAATCTTTGATAGTCTTTTAGATTTTGCAGTCAGCTTGCTCTGATGGTGTTAACGATACAGTTATGTCGTCAATGGGAAAATCATAATAAAAATAATGTGTGCCTGTGCGTGGAACACTTGCAACCCATTTTCCAAAAACACATGCTCCGCTTTGTGTAGCAGTCCTTCCATGATACTCTTTACCGTCCATCATGTAGCAGTTGTCTACAACTATCATAGGAAATAACAGACGAGATACACGTCTTATATTTCCTTCTAACCAGATATTTTCAATCTCATCATACTCTTCGTCAACCCCTCGGTCTGCATTAGTTGCATGTATTATAAGTTTAACTCCAATTTTTAAGTATTTTTCAGGTAGGCCGCCTTCGTTACTTTGATGTCCGTATAAATCTGCACAAATAAGACCGGCTACTGGTATTATTTTATTTCCTTCAACTGGCATTACAATGCCAGTTAGTATTTCACTCTTTACAATGCCGATTGTATTATCTAGCGGAGTAAGTACTGACTTGTTAGTCGCTCCTAAATATCTTCCGTTTTTAGCGTAATATCTAATTTGATTTCTTTTAACTAACTTAAGCTCGTCGCCCGGGGGACCGTTTTCAACCCATAGTGTTCCTAGACATAACCCTACTTGCTTTTCAGCGGCATATTTTTCAATTTCTGACAAGGAAGAGGCTAATACATCTAGTTCAGCATTAAAATTAACAGAGTAACCACTTAGTGATGCTTCAGGTGTTACTAAGTAGTCTATATTGTTTTCAGCTGCCCAGTCAATAGCAGCCTTAATAGTAATTACATTTCTGCGTATAAAAGGAGTACAGGGAATCTGAGCCCCGCCAAATCTTACAGTAGTTTTCATTTGTCTGTTTGTTCCCTAGTTGGCCATTCTATTGCAATATCGTCGACCTTAAAGTCATAGTAAAAATATTGGGTTCCTGTTCTTGGAACTTTAGTTACCCATTCTCCGTCCACAAGTACTCCGCTTTCGCTTGAAGTATTTCCGTGATACTCTGTACCGTCTGCCATATAGCAGTTATCTACTGTTAAAATAGGACATCTAGTTAAAAACGATGCCCTTCTTAAGTGAATATCATTCCAGTCATTAGAAATTTTAGTAGAAAGATCTTTACTAAGTCCATTGGTTGGTTCTATATTTCGAACACCATTTGTGCTATGTAGTATTAGTGTTGCACCTTGATTTTTCAGTTGCCACGATAAACCGTGCCCACCATCACCGCCATCAACACCATACATATCTACACAAATTAATCCACCTAACGGAATAACTTTCTCTTCAAAAGGTAATGGTATAAGACCAATATGGTTATCGCTAATAATACCAATTTTTGTATCGTCTTCTATACAATAGTATTTGTTAACTACTCCACAAAAGTTACCGGTATTATTGTAGAATCTAATTTGATTTCGACGAACTTGGCCAGAATATTCTGCTTCGTCCCATATAGTTCCTAAACATAATCCAACGTTCTTTCTCGCTGCATATTCTTCTACTTCTTTTAATGCCTCTACAATCTTATTAAGAGAATTATCAAAGTCTGAACTGTAACCACTTAGTGATGCTTCTGGTGTCACTAAGTAGTCTACATTGTTTTCGGCCGCCCAGTCAATAGCTCTTCTAATTGTTAACAAGTTAGTTTGAACATATGGCGTTACTGGAATCTGTGCTCCAGCGAATCTTATTGTAGTTTTCATAGATTATTCTTGATTAAGAATTCTAATCAACTTTCCATATTCTGGAAGATATAAGTATTCTATTTCACTGCGGGCAAGAGTATCTAGCGCATCACCTAAAGTTTCCACTAACGGATCACCACCTAAGTTGAAACTAGTATTGAATAACACTGGTACGCCTGTTTCTTTGTAAAACACATTGATCAAATCATAGAAGTGTTTGTTTTGTTCTTCTGTAACTGTTTGAATTCTGCAAGTTCCGTCTACGTGAATAATACTAGGAATTTTTTCAGCTACTCCAGGTTGGCAGTTTACAGCATACATCATATTAGGACTTTCGTCCATTCCACGCAAGTCGAACCATTCGTGTGCATGTTCTTTAAGAATAGTGCCTGCAAATGGTCGGAAGTATTCACGATGTTTTATTTCGTTAACAAAATCTTTTCCGTCGACAAAAGTAGGATTAAACAGAATACTACGATTTCCCAATGCTCGAGGTCCGTTTTCGCTACCGCCTTGGAAAATTGCAACAATATTCTTATCTTTTAATAAGGTTACTACATCTGCATGAGTTGCATCAGTATACTCTGCTGTATCATGCATAGCACAAGCTAGGTCAATGTCATCAGTAGAATAGTTATACTTTGGTCCTAGATATAAATTATGTTTAAAGTCTGTAATTGTAGAATCATTACTAGTTGTTCTATGAACTATCATAGCAGCACCCATAGCTGTTCCTGCATCATTACTGATAGGCTCAACGTATAGATTGATACCTTTTTCATTTAATTTAGTTAGATAGTAATAGTTCGCTACACAGTTTAGTCCGTATCCTCCGCTTACTACTACGTTATTAACACCGGACATTTCTACTGCTTTCAAAATTAGTTCAAGTACTTGTTCTTGAGTCTGTGTCTGACAAGCATAAGCAAGATCTCTCCTATTCTCCAATGTACTTAGATCTTGTGCATTTGCATTTTCTAAATACTCGTACAATCCAGCGTTAATGACTGCACCGTTAGGATAACGCGGCACAATAAGATTTCGGTTTGTTACAGTTTGTGTTCCTGTTTTATCAAACAATTCTGGAATTTTTTCATTTTCTTTTCCGTACGGGAATAGTCCCATAGTTTTGCCAGCTTCGATTGCACTGAATCCACAATATTCTGTTACTGCTTCGTAGGCCTTTACAATTCCTGCGTGATCAGCAATACGGCATTCGTGAGTGCCGGTTTCACCGTATCTCTCACTAGAGAATTTTTTAATAATTGCTCCAGCTTTAGCATCTCTTACACCAATGTGTTTATACAATGTATTAAATGTAGCAGGATACTCACATTTAAAGAATGTCTCTGTTTCCCAGCCAGTTACAGATTCGTCTTTGTTTGCTAAATTTATAAATGTGCCAGCGCCATCAACAATGACTGCTACTGCTTCTTTAAATCCAGATCTGTAAAATGCACAGGCTGCATGTAACTTATGGTGAACATGTGACAGGTCAATAACTTGCGGGTGATTCATCCGGTCAGCTTTTCTATCAATTAGATTTAATTTTCTAGCAAATCCAGTATACATATCTTCACCGCTGAAGTCAATAGCGCCAGCTGTTTCTTTAGGAGTCGTATGTGCAATTACTAGATAGTCTAATTTATTTGTATACTCTAAAATTTTCACCATACTAGCATATGGGCCGCCATCGTACTTTTGTCGTGTTAGGCGTTCTTCTTCAATACTAAAAACAATTTCACCATCTTTAAGAAGACAAACACCAGCGTTGTGTCCTCGGGTAATGCCTGCAATCCAAACACTTCTTTTGTTTTCTGTCATTTTTAATCCTTGTTACTTACAAATTTATTATACATTTCATGCACTGATTCTACTATGATGTTTTCAACTTTATCGTTCATTGCCATAATCCCATCATTATTCATATCAGCATATTCATCAGGTGCTATTCTAATTGGGCTATAGATTCTAACACCTTCTCCCATGTCCAATACTCGAATGTTTTCACAATCAACGTATGACACATTAATAGGGAAAGTTGATCCCATTACTGCTACAGCAGGTTTATTTAATGCATAGGCAATATGTTGAGACACACTATCACAAGTTAGAACAATATCAGCTGATTTAATTAATCCAGCCCATTGACGAATTGTTATGTTTGATGGTGTTGCTACAGAATCTTTGCAACCTAGTGCTTGGTAGTTTAGCGGTAATTCAGACATTATAATAACTGCAAAATCTTTTTGTAGTTTATTAATGATGCTGATAACATTTCCAATTTCAAAACTTCGGCCCGATGCATCAGTAACAATGTCGCCTTTCATAGTTACTCCTCGACCGAATGGTTGGAAAACTATAGTTTTTGTTTTTCCTGTTTTTGATAGTACATCTTTAATACCAGCTTTACCAGTTGTTATTTCATCTTGGGTTAGCTTTAGCGTAGGGCGTGGTAGTTCACGAACGCCTTTATTATTAATTTCAATATCAAATGCTTGACTTAACGAACATTTTTGATTGTAATATTCCCAAACTCTATATGGCTCAGGAGTTACTATGTCCATATCAACTAGTCTGTCGTGGAATAAATTTTTGTGCCAGTGATCGTATGTACGGCTGTGAAGTTTAGGGTGTGCTTTGAAGAAATCGGTACCGCCTTCGCAGATTATTAAAAACTTTTCATCTGGATTCTCTTCTGCATATAATTCTAACGCAGGTACTGAGCAGATAACTCTGCCGGCACCGCCGTTGATAAAAAATGCTTTGGATCTTTTTGTCATTAAAATGCCTCGATTAAATGCTTACTTGCATTATATATGCAGTTAAACATTTAGTCAAGGCAAATGTGAATCAATAACTTAAAAAATCAATTAAATGGACGATTTTAATGCTGCCCATCTTTCTTCATGAACTTGAGCAATTTGATCAAACGTTATTTCTACATCAGTAGGTGCACCGTCACATAACTCATCATCACACTGATGATAATGGTTACATTTTGCACTATGAGTAGGAAGATTTTTTGTTACTTTCCATGGAGTTACATCTGATGCATTTAGTCCATGTTGTCCTTCAGGTGTTGCACAAACAGCAGCAAGGACTACATCAGGACCGTCTACATGGCAGCAAGGATCGTGACACACTATGCCCCACGCTGTAGTTTTTTCGGTAAAGTTTCTTGGACCGTTTGGAACTCCATCAGGTAATCCAATTGGTATTGAATTATCTAACCTAACTGAATGTATGTCCGGAGCTGCTATCTTCCATGGATGATTTTTGCTTACTTCATTTAATATAATGTAGTCAATAATTTCACAGCAGTAGTCAGCTCTTTGGTGTTGTGCGTCTGTAAGTATATCAACTCGCTGACGCTCTCGTATCATGTTTTTATGACCCTTTAATACACTAACAATCATTTCCCATGATATCTCAAGTTGGTACCATGGATAAGTTACAACACCATTTTCGTCAATAGTAACCTTCTTTAGATCATATGTGTGATCTGGAGCAGGCGGTTCGTGTCTCTGGTAGACCATATTGTATTTTTCGCATACTACTTCTACTTGATTCTCGGCAACATGATCTTCGCAATTTGTAAGCAGAGCCATTAGAACAATATGGTTAGGATTGTGAGAGTGCAGATATATCATTTCTGCATCGTCAGGACTGTTGTCCGAACCACCGTGTACTTCTGGATGACCGTCATGATCATATTCTACACCTTTAGTAACAGTGCGTGTTATTGGGTCAATATGCACTTTAAAATCTGCAGGTCCGAGATATTCGCTTTCAACAGTTCTAAATCCGCTAGTCAAATCGTTATATTCGTTTGGTGCTAGATATGTAAATTTCATTTATTTCTCCTAATCTTTCTATATATTATTGATATTATGACCAACTGATCAATACTGCGCCAGGACCGCCACAACTACCTAGGCAGCAGCCACCTGTACATCCTGTTCCGCTGGCACTTGATCCGCCACCGCCTGGGAAGTTTCCACTTACACCGCCGAACTGTGGCTGGGATTGATTGCTACAGTCGCAGCACTGTCCGGCACCGCCAGCATATGCTGTTCCGCCACGACCCCATCCGTTACCGCAGTATGATCGTGTTGGTTGATTAAATCCGCAAGCTGCATTACCTGCACCACTATAGGTAGTCCATGTCATTGGTGAAGTCCAACCGCATCCGCCTCTAACATAGAAGTTAAAAGCCTGGCAGCAAGTACAGGTTTCGCCAGTGGCTGCTGTTCCTTGTATCTGACGGAAGGGCATCCGAACTTGTCCGTACCAATCTCTACATCCATTACCTGGACCTTCGTATGTACAACCGTCTGTACACCAGCTGTTGACATTAAGTCCGTACCAGCAGCAGTTAATAGCTATGTTGCTATGCCAAGTGTTATACTCAAGATTACTACATCCTGAGCTGGCTAAGAACATCAACCAGCAGCAGGTGCTACCACCGCATGCCTGCGGAGCCATTTGATAATTAATGCCAGTTGTACAGTTACATGTTCGTGTTAACTGTCCAGGGCTTCCTGTGTATAGGCCAGCTCCAGGAGTACAGCAAGTGCAGTTACATACACATGCACACAATATGTGGTTAGTACCACTAGTGGTACATCTTAACCAACCATAATCGCCACCTTGGCCGCCCCAACATGCTCCCATACAGCAGCAAGATCCAGCTCCACCACCGCCTTGACCCCACATTTCAATAACAAAACATGTGGCCGTTGAAGGAATACATATGCAGCAACTATTGCCTCCAGTTACAGCTATACAGTTAGTACGATGGCCAGGTCTGCACCATGCTCTACCACCTGTTGTAGCCCCTGCAAATAACGTTGTTAGTAATCCCATCTTAACTCCAGCTTATTAAAATTAGCCCAGGTGCACCCCATCCAGGTTGCCCCCATGCTGTTTGTGAGTATGTACTCATGCCGCCACCGCCTGGGAAGTTTCCGCACTGCACCCAGCAGCTTCCACATTCAAAGCTACATTTTTGCCATGCTTGGTCACCGCCTGCATATGCTGCACCACCAATGCCCATTCCGCCGCCACAGTTGGCATTAACAGGACCGTTACTAGGACTAGTACATGCAATGTTTAAGCAGTGTGATGGACCAGCAGCCAACGCAGCATCGCTCCACCCACAAGCACCTGTCCAAACATAAGGACTAGAAAACGCGGTACAAACACACAACTGTCCTGCAACATACGCATCCAATGCGCCACCTGATACGCCGCCACTTGAGCCGGCAGCGATTGCTGCACATCCCGTAAATGTTGCGGCTTCAATTGCTGGCACAGCGCCGTTAGTACAACAATATTGTAAAAATTGTCCCGTACTGGTTGCTGTCGTGCCGCCTGGGATTGCTGCAAGGCATGCAGAACAGTCTTTAAATAATCTATATGTGTTAAACTTAAATTGGTTAGAACCTGATGGGTTTGAAGTACTACCTGCCCAGCACCATGGAGCACCAGGGAAACAGCACCATAAGCCTGCCGAGCCACCGCAAACGCACCACTGACCGCCAACGCCGCCAGTGCCGTTACAGTTAAAAACTCTCGAAAATTGTCCCGGTGTTCCTGAACAGATACCGCAAGTAGAGCACAAGCATAGGCAACTACATGCACACAATATGTGGTTAGTACCACTGGTAGTGCAGGTCACCCAACCGTAGGAGCCGCCTTGGCCGCCATACGATCCAACTCCGCAGCAGCATCCGCCGCCGCCACCGCCGCCTTGTCCCCACATTTCAATTACATAACATGTAGCAGTTGTTGGTACACATACACAGCAACTATTTCCCCAGCCGATATGCATACAACATGTTGCTCTATGTCGTGGTCTGCACCATGCACCAGCAATTGGCGTAAACCCGCCAGCAGTGACTCCAAGTGCTCCTGTTCTAATATACTGAAATGCCGTTGTCATTCTTTATCCTTTATATTCATTATATAAAATTGGTTACTACCCAGTTATTTGTGCCTAGATTATATTGTAGGCGAATACTAACTTGATTTAGATTTAATGTTAAATTATCAGCAAAACCGCCAACTGTTGCGCCGTCTCCGCTTGGAAGAACAATACAGTTAAATGTATTAAATGTGCCAGCTTGATCAATAATATCTACAAAGTTACCAGCAGCTGGGAATCTTGGCAAGGTTAGCGAGACTGCTGCCGCAGTGGTGTTGACGTAGTACAAACTATCAAACTCTAGCTGAGTAGCAGTGGTAACGTTGAGAACGCTTTGTGCTGCTGCTGCCGGGTCGTTTCTAAATTGTCCTGCGCCTAAAAATCTTCCCATAGTATTCTCCGATTAGGCTTCAACGCCAAAGACTTGGGCGCTTACACCCACAGCACTTGACCATACTACCAGCTGGTTAGTTGTACTCATTACAATGCCGGTTCTTTCAAGAACACCGTTGGCTGGAATTGTGGCGCCAAATTCAATATATTCACTGTTTGCCGGCGATGATGTTGCCGCAGTGGCAATACGTACGGTAACACTGGTTGCATTTCTGTTACACATGTTAACGTTCACTACTGCAAACACGCTCGCAGGAACTGTATAAACTGTTGTATTTGTGGATGCTGATAAATCAGCTATTCCTAATCTTCCTGAGGCCATTTAAATCTCCATTATCTTAGTGTATTTATACATTTTATCATTATACAAAATTATAGTAAAATGCTTTTGCATTCTGTATAGCAATTTGTGTATCTACGTAATCTTTACGTGTTAACTGATTTGTTGCACTAGGTGCAGTAGTTGCGGTAGCTGTGGTAAACGCACCAGTACTAGCAGTAGTAGCACCAATGCTCATGTTGTTAATAGTACCCAATGTTCCTGATGAAATTGTAATTGTTCCAGCACCAGTGGTAGTATGGCTTTGACTGTTTGCTCCAGTGTCAGCTGTAATTACTCCGGTAAGTGTTACGGTATTGTTTGCCTGCAGGGTAGTAAATGCACCAGTACTTCTTGTACTAGCACCAATACTTGTATTGTTAATAGTAGATGCTGCGGTAGGATTAATAGTCAACGCACCAGTTGGGCTCATTGTTACCGTTCCAGCAGGACTAATTGTTACGGTACCAGTACCGCTTGGGCTAATTGTTATGTTAGCATTTGCTGGGCTCATCGACACTGTACTATTAGCAGTTAGGGTACTGCTGAATGTACCAGTTGTTGCCTGTACTGGACCACCTTCGTTGTTACTAATTACATAGTTTATACCGTCAGATGTTAGTGTGTATGTAGAATTAGTTGGAATTACCTGATTAGCTGCCGCAGTAAATCCACTACCAACTATATTACCAGCTGGTGTGTTAATTGTTATGTTGCCAGTGGTAGCATTATATATACTTTGTGTTGATCCTGGATAAGGAACAGGGCTTGACAGGGTTACTGTATAGCCGGTTGCTCCAGTTAGCAAGATCGTAGACTTGTCAATTACATAAGTTAATGTAGTTGCGCCGCTTATCGCGATTGTTGATTGTTGGGTATTAAAACGTGCCATCTATGATCTCTCTAAGTTAAATTATGTTGTTGATGTCTCAATTCCGTATACAGTACAACCTAAGTTTGCTGTATCCGAATAGACTACTATATTTATTGCAGCATTCATCACAAGGCCAGTGCGCTCAAATACACCGTTTGGAATAATAACAGTATCATACTCTAGATACTCTTGTAAGCTAGGTGTTGAACTTGATGCCATTGCTACTCGAACTTTTACAGCTGTCGTATTTCTATTTGTAAGTGAAATGTTACATACTGTATAGAATCCTGTAGGTACGGTATATACTGTTGTAAGTGCAGTTGCTGGTATTGCAACTACTGCTAATCTTCCTGTTGCCATTTTATATATTCTCCAATGTTATCGTTGCATGAAGAACGCAAGGGCAACGGGGGCTCCGTCAATACCGCCTGTGAAATTCATTTTTGCTTTTATATTTAACTGTCCGCCTGATGTAGTTGAGATTGAATTATTTGCAATATACACAACACCTGCCGTTAGTGTATTTACGTTCAATGAGCTCTGTCCGCCACCAATTTGGGCTGTAATGTATGCTTTAATTGCTCTCTGTGTAGGAACAATATTATCGCTATCAGCAGTAAAGTACGGGTCTGTACTGAACTGATTGATAATTGCTGATCCAGTACCAATGTTCAATGAACCTAACTGCAAGGATTGTAGTCCTGACAAGTTAAACGCATCAGCATTTAATGTAGCAGTACCAGTTGACTGCTGAACTCCGAACAATCCACCAACGTTAAAGTTACCGTCTTGGTCAGTTGAAGTAAAGAATACTCGGCCGCCGCCACTACCAACTGTTTGTGCGGTAATATCAGCATTAGCTGGATTAACAAACGGATAGTTAGTATCTGCTTGATTACCAGTACCAATGTATAAGAAGTCATGTCCAGTTAAACGAACTTGACTATACTTGATCGTAGTTGTTACTGTGTCAGCATCGATTGGTGCTTTTAGTACACTAATTCCCGGACTGATCTGGAATGTAGCTGTGTAATCACCTGGATCTCCTAGTACATTAGTTACTGCCACTAGTTTATACCATATGCCCGGGATCGATCCAAATACCACATTAGATCCAGCTTGTGGTGTTGCATATAGATTTCTAACTGCAATAAATGTACTAGGCTGATATAAGTTTGCTGCGCCGTCACCGTTGGCAACTGTAGTAGCAACTGTATAAACACTACCTCTATTACTAAAACTTGGGTTACCTAATACACCGTCTCCTGCTCTTGGATTTAGAGCTGCTGAAATAACTCTGTTAGGATCAAACTGTGTTGCTATAGCACCTGCTCTGTATTTGCCAGTTAGGCCTGTAACTGTTGTTAACACAACAGCTACTCCACTTCCTGAAACTAAGCTAACTTGAAAGCTGGTATTAGTTACAATACTAGCACCAATTACGTAGTAGAGTTTTTCAGTTACTAATCCACCTGCGTCACAGCCTGAGAATACAACTGGTTGATTAGCTACTAGATTTTCTGTGTTACTAGTACTAATAATATTAGTTGTGGCAGTAGTAGCAGTAACAGTTCCTTTTGGATATGCACTACCTGGTTCAACCATTCTAACTTCAAAAATTGTACCGTTAACTACCCTCATACGAGCCAGTGCTCTTGCACCTGTATTTAGAGAGGCTGCTACAGTACCAGTAGTTGTAGTGACTGCTACCCATAACGGATCGCTATTAACATTACCAAATGCTAGATCACTCCAGTTAGATGATGCACCCGGCATTGTACGTTCAACCCAGTTGATACCGTCTTGACTTGTTGCGCATACTGTACTACCTGCGGCAAGGGCTATAAATAATCCTTGCGCATACTTAATTTTAATCCAAGATTGACTTGACGGTAGACCAGGGGTGGCTGCTGTCCATGTGGTTCCATTGTTTATACTATAAGCAACAGTTCTGCTTGGGCCGTTTGCAATAGCAACAAATCTTCCGTTACCGTATGCCACGCTTGTCCATGTTGTGCTAGACGGTAAGTTTCCGCCAGCTGCCCATATTGTTCCGTTTGCGCTAACAGCAGTGGCATTACTACCTGTACTAGTTGCAACAAAATACCCATTGCCGTATGCAACAGCCGAATATGTGCCGCTACCTAGTGTAGGTAGTGTTCTTGATACCCATGATGTTCCAGTAGTACTTGATGAAGCACTTGCTGTTCCGCCCACTGTAACATAAAGTCCGTTACCGTATGCTATTCCTACCATGGTAGTAGTTGTTAATGCGCCGCCTGCTGTCCATGCCGCGCCAACTGCTGCACTTGCTGGTAAGTATGAACTGCTAGTGGATCCGTTTGCAATAGCAACAAACTTTGCAGATGTATCAACAATACTGATTGTTGGTGTTGATGTATATCCAAAGCCAGCGTCATTAATAGTAATACTACTAACACCTGTATTGTTCAACACCGCAGTACCTCGAGCTAGTGTTCCAACGTAGGTTAGTCCTACACCGTAAGTTCCAGCTGAACCAGTACCACTGGTAAATTGTGGCGGAGTGGCACTAAATGTTCCGCTGCCGTCAGCACGATAATAGTTAGTAAATGTATCTAACGAAACTGTGAAAGAATATGAATAATATAAGCCAGATGTAGCAGCACCTCCAGATGACCATGTAGTTGCTGTAAACGGTGCTGATAGTGTTACTGTTGGAGCAGCAGTATATCCTCTTCCCCATGAAGAAATGTCCATCTTAGTAATCTTAGATGATACTGCTGTCACTGTAGGAGCTGAACTATAACCAGATCCATTAGACACAATAGTAACAGCGTCAATTTTTCCATTTAATACAGTACATGTAGCTGAGGCTCCTAACCCGCTGCCGGTGAACACAATGCTTGGAGGTGTTGTATAATTAAAACCGCCATCGATGACCTGTACTGATAGCACTTGATCTATGCCGGGATCTCCAACACTATTAACAGCTCCCATAGTTACAGAAAGAACAGCACCTGCGCCGCCTAGTCCGCCAACACGAGCAGTAGCTACTGCGCCTTGTCCACCACCAAATACCATGTCAGTCCATGATGCACTTGCACCTAGTGCGCCTCCAGCTGCCCATGTTTTTCCATTTAAGCTGTATGCTGTAGTTGTTCCGCTCGATCCAACTGCTACATATCTACCACTTCCAAATGTAACAGCCTTGTAAGCAGCACTTGGAATTGTACGCGATGTAGCAGTGTAACCTGGAGCTGTATAACTAATTCTAGGTTCAATAATGTATGTAGACGTTAGATCTAAACCAGCTGAAATAGCTGTGCCTGGAATAACGTGATCCCATCCAGCAGCATATAACGGAATACTTACAGATCCGTTAGCACTAATTGTTACTGCTGTACCGCCTGCACCTGTCAAACTTACAGAGAACTGGGTAGCTGAGAAGTTAGCAGTTCTTACATAATATAATACGTTTGCCGTAACTCCATTAGCAGTTCCGCCTAGATAAATTTGCTGTCCGGGTGTTATAGTTGCTGTGCTTGCTACAGTTAACAAGTTGTTAGTAATTGCGGTAGCAGTTACTGTCAATGCTGTAAAGCTGTCTTTAATAACTTTGGCAATTTTAGTACCATTACTATAATCTAAAATGTTAGCATATTGTCCAACACCAGATCCTGCTGTAATTTGAATACGCATTGTAGGATATGCTGTTGATAAGGCAATGTCAGAGTTGGCAATTGTAATACTTGCAGTATCACCTTCTTGAGCAGCGTTAATTGCATTAATGTAATTTGTTCCGCCATACCCTTGACCGTTATCTAGGTCAATCACTCGTGTTTCAAAAATAGCACCGTCTCGGAATTCATCTCCAATGGTTATTGCATTAATACCGTCACCACTAATACCAATATCTACGTTTGTATAGTTTGTGCCTGCATTGTTAAATTCAACACGCAGTACAGTACCTGCGATAGCATTAACAATTGTATCACTAATAACTGCCTGTTGTGAAGCATTATCTACTACTGCAAAAATTGGTTGCTCGTAAGTATCAGTGCCTTCAGCAATAACACCATATGTACCATATGATGAGTTACCGTTAGTAGCACGGATACGTCCGCCTAGCTCTGCCATATAACCTGCGTAGCCAAAATAGTTAAACACTGAAACAAGTTCTGTTAACGAGTTAGCACCTGTACACCATACGCCAAAACCGTCACTGATAATGGTTGTGAAGTCGTTCTTAACCATTGAACGATTTCCACCAGCATGTATAGCACCATCAATCTTAGCACCACTACATCCAGTACCAAATAAGGATACGTTTTGTGAGTAATGTGAACGTTGTTGTACCCATACGTTTGAATCGTTCGGACCAAATCCTGGATTTAGAGCAACATACGCACCAGCAGTTGGTCGCTTAGTTCCGAAATCATTTTCTTCTGTTAGCGTACCATTTAGTCCAGCTAGTGTACAATTTCGTAGACCAGTACCGTTGCTGACATAGAACATGTTAGCTAATTCTGAACCGTTAACTGCGTTATTATACAGTTCGGCAGCACGTAAACTCATGTAGTTACCGGTGTAACCTAAGTCATAGATAATACCTCTAATGTATTCTTTCATGTCGCGTTTGCATAGGGTGTCATCAAACGCATATCTAACAGTCATTGAGCCAGTGCCGTTTGCAGTTACATCAACAGCAGTTGTGCCGCCTTGAGTAGCTGTAATTGTAATTGACTGGGCAGTTGGCGTTGTTAGAACATAATAAGTTGTTCCAACTGTAACACCGCTAGCAGCAATAACTGTTCCTGAGAACACCACTGGATCACCAACTGTTAAGTTATGCACAGCACTTGTTGTATATACATTAGTAGTAGCAGTTGTACTAGTTACAGTACCGCCAAAGTTTAGTCTAATCCATGCTGTTGCTTCTGATGCAAGGAATTCTTCGTTTAGTCTCAACACTTCGGCACCATTGAACAACCCAGTGTCGTTTTTGTAAGTGATTGTTCCTACTACTTCAGATGTAGAACCTACTCCGTCACTTAGTGAATCAATAATAATATCCATTAAGATTTTTAATCTTCGAGATGCTGTAGCATTGTCTACTACTACATCTACAATTAAATTCTTAAGATATCTAAATGCCGCAATAGTTGCTGCTTTTTGTGAGCCTTGGACAAGTGCAGCTTGTGCTCTAAAGTAACTTCTTGCTGAAGTTATTGTTAGATAGTTGCTGTCGAACATCATATCGTAGGCAATATAATCAATAATTAGTCCCACGTCTCGTTCGCATGTTGCAGAATTGTATGACAATGTTGGGAAGTAGGTTGCAATATAAGTTGTAACCTGTCCTCTAATAGTAGCTTTGGTTGCTTGTAACGCATTTCTCTGCGTTACAAGACCAGCAACTACCCAACTTGTGCTTGGTAAGTTATTGATTTCTACAAGTAAACTTAATCCTGTACCGTTGGTAAAAGTAGTAAGTGCTGGGCCGCCTTGATATGCAGCCAACGTAAATGTTGTGCCTAACGGTACAGATTGAACATAGTATCTTGTTCCGCTAACTAGTCCGAATCCACCATTACCTGTAGTTGGAGTAGATTGCGGTATAACAACATCTCCAACTGCAAGGTTGTGTGTTCCGCTGGTAAATGTTGTACCGCTTGCAACCGCAGAAATAGTTATCCGAGGAACGCCAGTTGTAAGACCGTTGGTAATTATATTAGTGATAACATCAACCAATGTGCCTACTGATGTAGCAGTAGCAGCTGAGCCAACTGTTTGACCAGTAACTGCTCTTACTTGTGATACTGCATTGCCTGCACTTGGAGTCACTGCGGTGTCTTGAACTACACTTTGTGCAACAGCCTTTAATCTGTTATAAGCTGCAATTGTAGCTGTTGAGTCGCCTGAATCTATTTGTAATACGCTTGTTAGTGCAGAGTAATATGCCTTACCTGCAATCAGTGTAGCAATTTTACCAATGTTACCAACACCGTAACCATAAGTTAAATCGTATACTAGTGCTTCGACAATTAAGCCCACATCTCTTTCACAAGCTGCTCTGCTGAATTGTAATCCAACAAATCCAGCAGTACTTGCTGCAATTTGTACATTAATCCATGCTGTGATTTCTGCTTTGATAAATGCAGTATTGTCTCTTAACAATACTGTTGCGGCAGCATAGGCACTGGTAATTGTAGATGGATTTGTCCATTGTACTCGAGGAATTGCTCCACCGTTGATAGTACCAACTACATCAGCAATAATAGATCTAGTCAGTGCAACAGCGCCAGTTGACGCTACTGACTTAGCTTTATATTTTAAGAAGTTAATAGCACCTAATTCAGCTTGACGTTGAATTGTAGTAACAACCGTAGCTGAAACAGTCGCACGTTGTAGTGCTCGACCTGCTGTAATTGCAGCAAAGTTACTGCCAAACACTGCATCATAGCTTAACGCATCAACCATGTAACCAGTGTCTCTTGCACATAGTTCTTCGTTAAAGTTTATGTTTTGATAATTTTTATAAACCCACCATGTTACGTCTGCAACGATTTCTGCTTTCTTACTTTGTAATTCAGTAAATGCTGTTTGTAATGCAGTTGTTGCCCATGCAATAGAAGGAGCGATGGTTGCGTTACCTGTACCATTACTGATCCAATCAATAACATCCTGTACCCGAGCTTGTGCAAAGGTTGCAGAGGCAGCGTTGCCGCCATTTACACCAACACCTACTTGAGATACAGCATTACCTGGAGTAACTGTCACTGACTGTGCCTGTGCAATTTGTCCAATGATTGTTTTAATTCTAGTGTAGGCTGCAACAGTTGCTACAATTTCACCAGTATCAATAGTTGAAGAATAATTTGAATAGTACGCACTTCCAACAATTAACGATTGAGTATTTCCACCGTAGGTAATATCATAACGTACTCCGTCTAGAATGTAACCGATATCTCTAGCACATCCTGCTTGCCCAGTTGCACCGAGTGCAACCCAAACTGCATTATAGTTTACATTTAGAAACGCTGCAATCTCAGCTCTAATGAATGCATAATTTTGTACAATCTGCGCTCTTGCTCTTGAAAAGTTTACGTCGTATCCTGCTGGATCTGCTAGTACCAGTGTTGGCACTGCGCCTAACCCGCTGGCTACAATATCATAAATTACATTTGCACTAGCTTCAACTCTAGAAACTGCTAGTTCACTACCTGCTGAACCGGCTTGCCCGTTAGTAATTTGTTTAATGGCGGTGTCAATGAATGTAATTGTAGCTTGTGTAGCAGCTAGTTGATTTGCAATTACAAACTGTGCTGATGTAGTTCCACTATAATATCGCATACCAGCTTTAATAGAGCGGAAATTACCTCCAAACATTACATCATAGGCTACCGCATCGACAATGTACCCAACGTCACGTGCGCATAGTTCCGTGTTATATACTAAACTAGTATATGTAGAACTAATATATTCAATTGCGCCTGCTTGTATACCTGCCTTTAATGACAAGATTGTGTTTCTAGCTGAAACTAACCCGCTAGCAACCCAAGTAACACTAGGTTCAATAGTTAACGGTAGTATTGTTGTATCAACATAATCTTTTATTTCTTGTAGTCTATCTTCTAAGAATGCGCCAGCGACTGCTGATCCCCAAGGTGTGGTATCAACTTGATTCTGCGCATTTCCCGGAGTCTTAAACAAGCCGCCAAGAGTATTATCACCTTCAGCAATGTAACTAATGATTGATCTTAAGTAAGTCAATACAGCAACGAACGGAGATTTTTCAAGTGAGCCGACGTAAGTACCAAGTGAGTAAGCTGAACGTGCTGCAACTAGTGTTTCTAAGTTTCCACCGTAGGTAATGTCGTATCTTAATGCATCAATGATGTAACCTATTTCTGTTTCGACAGCAGTCTTTTTAGTAGCACCGTAAGTGATTCCCACAAATGGCGCTGTATTTGCAGCGATTCTTGCAGCGATCCATGCACTAACTTCTGCTTTGATAAAAGCAGTATTGGCTACTAATAATCGTCTAGCATCGAAAAACCCAGCAGCGTATCCAGTTGGATCTGGAAGCACCAGTGTTGGAATTGCAGGCAAGCCGCCGGCTAGTATTGCTGATACAACTGCGGTCTTAGTACCGACTGCTGTAGTAACAGTAGGACTGCCAGCATAACCGCTAACATATAATTGTGTTTCTGTATTACCTGAAGTTGGTGTGACTGCAACGTTTTGTATTAAATCTCCTGCGATTGCACTAATGCGATTTAATGCCGATGTAGTTTTAGCCTTATCATTAACTAATAACGGGTTTGCTCTTGCAGGCTGTATTACTGTACTACGTAGTTCGTCTCCAACTACTGCCGTGAACGGTGAAATAACCATAGGTAGTACTTCTGCAAATGTACCTGTCTTAACAGAAATAGTAGTGTTAGGGTATACAGGAGTAGGAATAGATGATGAATTTCCAACATTAATACCTGTGGTGATAATTGATACTAGAGCTTGAGCAATATCAGTTACACCGGGTTCAACAGTTAATGAAGTATCGATGATCTGTACTTCGCCAGTTGTTATACCGTTAAAGATTTGATAACTTCTCCATGGCACATTGTTAAGCACATTAGTAACTAATGTGCTCAGGTAAGTGTATGCAGCAATTGTCTGTGTTTTTTGTGTTCCAAAATTGCTGTTAATGTACGCATTGCCTGCGGCTGTATAATAGGCCTTGGCAGCAATTGTAGTTTTGCTATTTCCGCCATGCGTGATATCATGCTTTAGTGCTTCAACAATTAACCCAACATCGCGCTCACAGAAAGCACGATCATATGATAGTGTACCAGTCATTGAAGCTGTTTGATTATTTAATTGTACGATAGATCCGCCCAGTTGTGCGGAGATTTTAAATGTTGTACTATTTACAATAGTCCTTACAAAATATTTTTGCCCTGCAGTAACACCACCAACTGTACCTGAGAATTCAATTGGCATACCCACTGATAATGGAGCTGTAGTGTCGCAAGTGAAAAAATCGTCAGTAGCATCTGCAGCAGTGATATCTACAGTATATGTATAGATTACCCAGTTGGTAATCTCTTTCATAATAAACTGCTTGTTCTTTGCTAGTAATAGTTTTGCATTAGGATTTAAATATCCATCTTCAATTTGTTTTGTTGCAAATCTTACAGATCTCCATGGCTGGTCAATGGTTGCGCCAGCATCTGGATATGCTACGTCTCTTCCTAGTGGACCAACATAAACTAAATTATTGATAAGACCGTAGTTTGCCCATACAGGAAATCCGTCTTGAGATCGTAGAACTTGGCCGTTAGTACCAACTGGTAGTCTTGCAGGGCCGTTTGCGCTGAAATAAACCAAATCTCCGGTGTCTGTTAGAATATTATATTCAGCGCCGGCAGTTAGTAAATTCCAATAAGCACCAGTAGTATCAGCATCTGGTCTGTTTAGTAAACTTGAAGTGTGAGCATCGATACAGATATAGCTGTTTGCACTAAATGATACTATATCACCTAGTACATAATCAATACTAGAAGTCCACGAAACTGCACCACCGACCCAAGTAAATGTTGATAGTGGTCCGGTTGAGCCGCCACCAGTAATACCAGTTACAGTAAGTGTAATATCATTTGCTTGTGTTGTTCCGCCAACTAGTGATCCTAAGATCTTAATTTTATTACCTACAGCATAGTCAAGGCCAGGAAATCCACTTGCAAGTGAAACTGTGTATACTGTGCTTGAACGAGTAACGTCAAATTTTGCACCTTGACCTAATCCTGTAGCTGCAACAGAACCAACTGCAAGATAAGTTTGAGGATTAGATGTCCATCTAAATCCGTTGTTTAATAAATCCCAGTAGGTTGTGTTATCTGTACTTTGAGCAATACTATCAAGTTTTGCTAGGTAAGTATAGCCACCGTTTCTTACTACAGAACCAACTTTATAGCTAGTGCCAACATTCCATTCACCAACAAAACTAAATCCAGTAGTAAATACATTCCATTCAGAAGGGTTGCTTGTTGGTTGCTTGTTAATGTTATTAATTTGTGCAACGTATGAGTAACCACCGTAGGTTACAACGTCGCCTTGTTGATAGGTAGTAGAATTATTCCAAGAATTTTCAAATTCAAAACCTTCAACAAATATCGACCATTTTGTTAGATCGAAAGAAGCTGAACTAGTGTGATATACAGTACAAATCCATAAGCTAGCACCGTACTTAACTACATCATTCTGTCTGTAGCGAACGCTTACGCCATTCCAGTCTCCAAGATATGTTACACCTTGGTTAAAGATATCCCATTTATCAGAATCATCTTCTAATCCTAAGGCGGCAGTAGCAGCACTAACGTGTCCTTCTGTACAAACATATGTTGTACCACCGTAGACAATAAAGTCATTTAGTTTGTATCTTGTACTGATTGTCCAAGGACCCTTCCAGTCAAAAGATGTTGCAAATATTTCCCACTTGTTTAAATCTTGTTCTAGTCCTAAATATGTTGGGGCAACATATGTGGCAGAAGTATGTCCTGTTTTACAAATGTAAACTAACGCACCGTACTTAACAACAGCGCCAGGATTATAATATGTTCCTGGAGTCCAATCGCCATTCCATTGTGTACCATCAGAAACAATATTCCATCTTGTTGGACTAAAATCTAAGTCAGTATCAAATAAACTAGCAGATGTGTGATTTACAACACATATATAACTTTTTCCACCGTTACTAATTACGTCGTCAATTAGATAACTTACAGACGGAGTCCAAGTTCCTTTCCATACAAATCTAATTCTACCCAGTTTAAATTCAGCCATTTGCTTTCATCCTTTTACATTGTATTTATATTAACCGTTATCTTATACTTTCTGTTATCTAACAGCGATGGATTTCATAAAGAATGAAAATGCCATACCGTCGCCATCCCAGCCGCCGTAGCCTGCATCAACACCGTCGCCAATGCCACTAATTTTTGTTAGCGTTGGCATGTTAACAACTGATCCGTCGTTGCCTTCAGGAACCGTACTTGTAATTACGTCAGGACCACCAACTTCTACTGTACCAGCAATTAACTTACCAGTAAATGTATTAGATCCACCTTGACTTAATCTTGATGACAGATATGATTTAATGGCTCTTTGAGTAGGTATAATCTGATTAGAGTTAGCAACAAATGTACTATCTGTACTAAATTGTGTAATAATAACACTGTTGCCTCCTACTGCAACTCCACCAATTTTAAGTTCTGTCAATCCACTTAAACCAAATTGACTTGCACTTAATGTAACAATACCTGTTGCTTGCTCAACCGCAAATAATTTACCAACCCTAAAATTACCGTCTTGGTCTGTTGAACTGTAGAATACACGCCCGTAGTTATTTTCAATTGCTTCGTTCTGTGGAGACAACACAGTTGTTTCAGGCAATCTTGGATAGTTGGATTGTTCAAAGTTACCAAAGCCTATATTTAATAAATCATGATTTGTTAAGCGAACTTGACTATATTTTGTACGGACATTTACAATAGTTCCGTGACTTGGAGAAAGTCCCACAGTCATCGGAGGATCAATACTAACTATTGCTCTAATATCTGGTGCTACAGTGCCGTCTAGTAATACTGTGCTAGTTACTTTGTAAATTACATCATTATCCACAATTGCCAAATTATCTCCCGCGCTCGGAAGTTTATCTAAATTATCTATAATTAACGAAGATCCAATTTGGAAATTACTTGCATATCCTAATCCCGTAATATTAATTGTTGTGGTGTTGGTATTATACCCAACACCTCTATTTAAAAATGTTGGGTTGGCTAAGACGCCATCGCCAACTAACGGAAGAGTAGATGCTACTAGTGTAGCATTAGTGTCAGTAATTGTAACTGTAGGTACTGTAAGATAATTACTTCCTGGATCCCACTGGTTAATGCTAATAATGTTGCCATCGCTAACAACAGGTCTTGCTTTTGCAACTGAGCCAGCTTCGATAATATTTGAGAAATTCTGTCCGTTAACACTAACAAATACAGCATCTGCACTATCTGTAAAGCCAAAAGCTACCGCCCCCATATTAGATTGAGAACTTCTAACAGTCCAAATAATTCCGTCTTCACTAGTGTATGCAGTTGGTGTTACTGGAGTAGGTTCGTGGCCAGTCGCTACAAAAACTCCGTTTCCGTAGGTTAAACTAGTTCCGTTAACATTGTATGGTGAGCTGGTCCATGTAATTCCATCTAAACTATAGGCTGCTTTGCCAGTAGTTGAAGCAATTGCAACAAATCTGCCGTTTCCGTATGCTACTCCTGACCAGGTTGTATTAGTTGGTAAAACTGCTGCTGTCCAAGAGGTGCCTGTAGTGCTGTATGCGACTGAGGTACCGCTTGATGCAGTTACAACAAATCTATTATTTCCGTATGCAATGCTGCTCCATGCTGCTCCTGAAAGTACACCGCCTGCGCTCCAACTTGCTCCGTTGTTAGTACTAATTGCAGTAGCATTACTATCTGTTGTAATTGCAATAAATCTACCGTTGCCATATACAACTTTGCTCCAGTTGCGAAGTGCTGGTAAATTAGAAGACTTCCATGTTGCTAGGTTACTATTAGAATATAATACTGTGGACCCCGGAGCAGAACCTTGTTGAGAAATTATTACCCAATAATTATTTCCATATGCAATGCTTGACCATGTTCTAGCTGTAGGTAATGTTACTTGAGTCCATACTGAGCCGCTTGTAGAATATACAATGATATTGCCGCTATTAGGAATTGCCGCAAATCTATCTTTACCGTATGCAATTCCTACGTACGAGGTTCCCGGAGCTTGAGAAAGAATAGTGCTTGGCGCTGCAGAATATGCAGGGCTACTGTACACAATTCTAGGTTCAATACTGTATGTTGTTGAAGCATCAAACGACGATACAAGAGGGGTTCCCGGATTTACATGATCCCACCCGGCTTGACCCATCTGCATAGATCCTGTGCTATTAGTTAAATTCAACGTTGGGCCCACTGCGCTGACTGCACTAACTGAGAATTTATTTGGTGCGCCAGGAGTCACTGCTGTAATATAGTACGGAGTACCTAGTGAAATTCCACCTAACAACGGGACTTCAAATATCCCGTTCATTGTTCCAAAATCAGTAGCTAACTGATCTTTAACTGATGTAGTAGTACCTTCCAATGTTCCAGTAGCGGTAGATAATGTTATAGAACCTGTAGTAGTACGAGTGACACACGATCCAGTAGCTGTTGATAGTGTTACCGGTGTACCACTTGCTCTTGTAGTTCCTACAAAACTGCCAGTGCCAGTAGTTAAAATAACATTCTCAGATGTTGTACGAGCAGTAACTGATCCTGTTCCTGGGGTTAGTGAAAATGCAGATCCGCCTGGAGTTGTACTAATTGTAAATGTTGTGCCGTCGTTAACCGCCGACACATAATATACTGTACCAGAAACTATTTGGCCAAATGTTTCTCCTGAGAAAATTATTGGATTGCCAGATCGTAAGCCGGCTGTATCATTTACTGTAATAAGATTAGACACATCAGCAGTTTCTGTTGCTGTTACACTAAGAATACTTGGAGAAACAGTTATATGTGTTGCGTCATTAATTCTGTTTACATAATATTCAATTCCAGAGAACAACCCTCCAAAAGTTGTTCCGCTGAAAGTTATTGGATTTAACATGACTAAATTATTAGAAGAATTTATTGTAAGTTGATTTGGTCGTGTTGGGTCTGTCGATGCTGTTGTTTCAGTTACAGTAACGGATAACGCAGTTGACGTGTTGCTTATAGTAAATCTAGTAGAATTTGCAACATATAAAATATAGTATCGTTGATCGTTAACTATACCACCGAAGGTTGTTCCTGTAAAAATTATAGGATTTCCAATTATAAATCCAGCAGTTGATCCCACAGTAATTAAATTACTAGTTGCTCTTGTTGATGTAATTGTAGTCGAAGTAATTGCAGTAGCAAGTGTGATTCGAGTTAAATCAATAATATGATTAATGTAATATTTGGTAGTAGCTGCTATGCCGCCAAATGGTGTTCCTGTAAAGATAATAGGATTTAGTGATACTAATCCAGTAGTATCACTCAATGTTACTGCATTACTAACTACTGTGGTATTAGTTGCAGTAGGTGTAATTAGTAAAGAAGAAATTGTAAAATTGCCAGATCCAAAAATTTCATTAATATAGTATGTTGTTCCTGCAACTACTGACGACAAGGCGTTGCCTGTAAAATAAATTGGAAGATTAACAGCCATATTCGTCGTTGGGCCTTGTAAATAACTAGTACCATCTGGATAGTTTAATGTCATTACTCCTGCTTCAACTGTTGTTAGAAGAACTGCGGCTCCCCCAACTGCTGTAGATAACTGAATAGTAAACTCATCAATGATTGCTAGAACATAATATGTAAAATTGCTTGTTACTCCCCCAAACGTTGATCCACTAAATGAAACTGGCATGTCTAGTGTTAACCGAACAGTGCTGCTAACTGTTAACTGGTTTACTAGGCCACCGGTCGTGCCGGTAACACTAATAGAACTCTGAGAAACTTTTGTCACTGTGCTTGTAAAACTAGTAGGCACAAACTGAACTACTTGTCCAACGTATAATAAATTTACATCACCCGTTGGGTCTAAGGAAAAAGTATCCGAAGTAGTTTCTGTAGAAGTAATTCCTATTAATGTAAAATTCTCCATGATAATTGATGCTGTTTTAGAAACTGTATCAAAATATGATATAGTGCCATATTGACCAGCACCTGTTCCACTATTAACAAACAATCTCATACCTAGATACTCTTTTGCACCTGCAACATCCGAAGCTGCAATTACAATAGATTTATCGTCGCCAGTTTGAGCGTTGTTAGTAGATAGCAAATAATTGTCGCCACCGATTACACCGTCAACTTCTAATAAACGAGTTTGATAGATACTATTAGATCTAATTTCTTCTCCGATTACTTTGACGCCAGTTCCTGCACCTACAATTTCATAGTTAGCGTATGCAGTATATCGTCCTACATCAGTATCTAAGTAAAAACCCAATGCACTGCCTATTTCTAATTGTGCTCCGTATAGCAAAGTATAGGCAGTATTTCCAAATTGTGATCTTGGATATATTTTTAGTCTTAATGAATTATTAAGTGCTGACACATCATTAAATCTAAAATATAATCTATACCATCCTTCGGCTCCAGATACTGGAACTGCTGCATAAGTTATCGGTACGTAGCCGCCTGCTGTTGCGCTAGGAGTAACTGATAAAGTGTTAAAGTTAAAAGTGATTTGACTTGATGCTGTAGAAAATCCACTAAATGTTGCAATTACGTCAAATGTTGTAGATGTACCTTTCTTACAAAAAACACTAAACACATATGGCTGTGTACTACCTACTTGAACCAGATTTGGGTAGTCTTCTGACGGAGCTACATCTATTCCCGAAATACTAGTACCAACTAGTTCTGTAACAGTAATAACTAAATCATTAGTTCCATCTAGGCCGCCAAGTTGTGATCCAAGAATTCTAATCCTGTTAGTAGTAACATATCCGCTGCCGCCGTTGAATATATCAACAAGATACGCAGTGCTAGTCACAGTTACGTTAAATGTTGCAAGTGAACCAGATCCTGTTATATTAGTGCCGCTTACTTCAGAATATTGAGCACCTGACGGTGTTATATTAACGTCTTGATAAAAGAAACTACTATCAGTTGCAGAAGTATTTCCAATAGCTAGCCAAGCATTTGATTGACCAAACGGTGAAACTATAGACTGTATTAGTGTAATATTACCATCACTAGTCCAGCTTGTAAACGTGTTACTATAAGTTAACATATTGGTAGTAGCCGCTATATATTGTTCACCTGCATGACTGTATTGCAATTTTAAAATTTCTGCATTTGAACCTAAAGAGCTTAACGGCGTAGCTGTTGCTTCATAGTATCTATTATTAATATTACCGACGATAGGAGTTTCTTCATTATTAAAGCCTTCGGCGATAACTCCAAATGTACCATATGATGAGTTACCGTTAGTAGCACGGATACGTCCACCGTCTTCAGCAAAATATCCAGCATAGTTGTAGTAACTGAATACTGAAACAAGTTCTGATAATGAATCAGGTCCTGTTACCCATGCACCAATTCCGTCGCTTAGAATCTGTGTGAAATCGTTGGCAACCATAGATTTATTTCCGCCGTTGTGCAAAGTTCCATCTACTTTCATGCCAACGCATCCCACACCAAATGTTGTAACGTTTTGAATATATGGGCTTCTTCGAATAATCCATGTACTAGTGTCATCAGGTCCAACACCAGGATCAAAGCTAACATATGATCCGCCTGTTGGGCGCCTAGTGTTATAACTGTTTACGTCCGTAAGTGTTCCTAACAATCCAAATAATGACATATTTCGAATACCGGTGGCATTCTGTACATAGAACATATCCTTCAATGCATCGCCGCCATAAATTCTCATAACACCTATGTTGTTAGTAAGTGTTATCGGCGTGCCTCCTATATTTGGACTGACTTGGATTTGAGTAGCTGTAGGAGTTCCTACAATATAGTATGTTGAGCCAGCTTGTACTCCGGCAAAAATTGTAGTTTTTTCATCTACTGGATTTAGTGATACAAATTGTACTGGCGCACCTTCTGTCATGCCCTCAGTGGTTGCTACTGTAAATCGATTAGTGCCTGATGTGCTCCTAGTAACAAGAGTATTAATTGTAACCTTTGGATATACAGCCGTTCCTCGTAGCTCATCTCCGACTAAAACAGTGTTTGCTGGAAGTATAATTGGCATTTCTTCGTAGTATGTTCCAGTTTTAACAAAGATTGTAGATGTTAACCCTTGGTTTTCTAGAGGAACATTAGTAGTATTACCCGCTGTTAATGTATCAATAATAATAGATCTAAAATCATTTACAGTATTAAGAACTAGACTATCAACAGATACTCCTAATACTTGCCCGACTGCTGGAAAACTATTGTTTATTTGGATGTATGATGGGCTGGTTGGCACTCCACTTAGCACATTTATAATGATATCAAACAAATAATTTAGTGTTGCAATAAATTCGTCAATTTGCGCAGCAACTTCAGGTGTAATAAATTTATTGTCAAATTGTTTATCAAAGTAAGATAATACATACGCGATAGTCTGACTGTTGCTATTTCGAGATAAATCAAACATAACTGCATCTATTAGATAGCTTGTGTCTCGTTTTGTTTTGTCCGCATCTGGGTAGGAGCCTTGCACAAACGGCAAGTTATCTTCATTGACTTGATATATTTGCCATTGTAGTGTTTCTTGTATTAAAAAATCCTTGTTTAAAAATAATCGTTGTTTTGCTGTAGCATTATAAAGTCCCTCAGCAACACGCTCGCAAGCATATTTTATAGACTTGTATGGATTGTCCCATGTTGCTCCGCTAGTAACTTCGTCAGTCCCTGAAGGCGCTACATAATAAACAGCTGGTGTTTGGAATACGTTAGACCATGTCGGAGTTCCAGTAACTGATTTTAATAAGAATCCTTCTGGGCCAATTTCTAGTGCTTCGTTAACTCCAGCAGTATTGACTACCATTTCACCCGGTAAGTTTAATACATTGTACTGATCGTGTGGTAGGTATAATACCCAAATATCTTTATCAACATTTAAGTCTGGGCGATTTAGTAAGGTTGATATATTAGTAGTAATGCATCGATATGTTGCATTATTCCATACTGCAATATCTCCAACTATATAAGTAGTTGCCGCAATCCATTTACTTCTCCATCTAATACCTGGTGTAATTATTTTCCAGTATGCTCCGTTGACGCCTGATAACAATAACGCATCGTTGTCAGCAATAGTATTGTATGGAGAAATACTGATAATTAACGTTGTACTGTCAACTACATTAACAACATATTGCCCTAATTCAAACCCATTGCCGGATATAATCATGCCTGGCACTATACCAGTTGTATCATCAACAACTAAAGTGGTTCCGCTGCTACCAAGGGCAGTATAAGTTACAGTAATATTTGCTACTGTTGGATCTTGCGCTGAATTATCCTGTATCGCTTCATATAGATTGCCGCCGCGACGAACTACTGAACCAATCTTGTAGGCAGTTGCAGTTATCCAGTCGTTTTGAAAACTGTATCCAGTCGTTACTACTTCCCAGTTGCCGCCTAGTGTTACAGGTAAAATGTTTGAATTATTAACAATTAAGTTAATATATGAGTATCCACCGTATTTTACAACATCGCCTAACGCATAAACAGTTGTGCTATTCCATGTTCCTGTGTATTCTGGGCCAGGCAACCATAAGCGCCATGAAGGTAATGTGTTTTCTATATCAGCAGTTGCATCAAAGGGTAATGCTGATAAATGCCCTCTGTTAGCGATCCATAGATCTGGACCATATTTAACAACATCGTTAGTTTTGTAACGTACAGCAGTTGGATTCCACGTGCCTTTAAATTCGATTCCTAATTCTAAAATTTCCCATTTCAGTATATCAGTCTCGAGTAATGTTGCAGAAGTATGTTGAACTGTACATTTGTAAGTTATGCCGCCGTATTTTACAATGTCTCCAAGCGTATATGTCGTAGCTGCTATCCAATCCCCGGTCCAGTTACTGTTAACACCGATATAGATCTCCCAATTGGCAGGATTAAACGTAGCTCCGCTTGGTGCATTAACAATACGTTTGTATATACTTCCACCATAGAGTACAATATTTCCTAGAGTGTAGTTAGTAAGAGGTTGCCATTCTCCCTTCCACGCAGTACCCTCAAGCATTAATGTCCAGCGAGGAGAATTACCGTTTACTGGATCAACATAGGTGTAATCGCTGTAAAACTGACTAGACGTATGTGGAATTAAACAAACATATGTTTTACCGTCAAAAGATGAGACTGCATCTCTATTATAGAACGTTGCTGTTTGCCAGGCGCCTCTCCATGTATATCGCAATCTACCAATTTTAAATTCTGCTGCCATTTTCTTTTCCTTGTTCTCTATTTACACGTTAGCTAATTATGGGGTTATGATTAATTCTGGGGGATACGTATAACTCTGATTAACACGTACTATAAACTCGCCAGCAGTATTAATATAATAATATACATTTTTACTGTCCCAACGGAATTGGTCCCATTGTAAATTTGAATAAGGTCTACTATGGTCTTCTTCTAGTCGTCCGTCAAAAAAATCAACTCCGTATTCAAACTCAGTATAATCATTTTCTGTTAAACCTGAGTTATTGATAGTAATTGTACCTAGATCGGTAAGTTGATCAATTTTAGAAAAGAACAACAACCCGTCATCGTCTCGACGAATTGCATAAAAGTATCTAGGATTGCCTTCACCTAATACTTCGCTTAGTGCATTGTTTTGCCCAATGTAATATGTCATAATAATTCCTTAAATTAGTTCTACATAACTAATGATTGCATCAACTGCATCTTCAACATTTGCTGAGATGCTTAAACTGTTACTAGTTGATAAGATCAATTTTTCGCCGCCGTTAACTACTCTTAAACTTGAGTTGGGAGGTACTAGAACTTGTTTAGCATAATACCCAGTCACGCTAGCATCATCGGTTAACGTGATATCAATTAATACAATACCTGTAGTTAAATTTGCCAAACTTAATCCAATGATAGTCATACGACTGTTTGGTGCAGTTGCTAACACTTGTACAGGTGTTACACCTATTTCCTTAGCTACTTTATTTCTAAAAAATGATGCCATGTTCTTTATCCAAATATAATTGCACTGACAATTCCAATGTCTTGTGCTTCTGCAAGTGTTACTCCACCACCTGCTGCTTGTCCTGCATTAACCCAGTTTGCGCCGTCCCATACTTCAACTCTAAAGTTACCCGGGTCTGTGTTATAACGCATCATACCTATATCGAATAATGGAGGTCTTTGAGTCGTTAGTCCTGTTGGGATTACAAATCCGCCGGTGCTGTTAATCTTAACATATCCATCGCCAGTTTGATTAAAATATGTTATACTGTTATTTACAGTATTTGTAACGGTGCTTCCGTTAATAGAAAAATTACCAGTACGAACTGAGCCTGTACCATTAGGCGTTAATACTAAATTAGTATCAGTAGTAGTTGTTGATATAACATTGTTATTGATGTTTATTGCGTCTACATCTACGTTAATAACATTTAATCTTGTTGATGTTAGATCAGCGACCTGTGTACCGTTGGTATAAAAACGGATTGTATTGTCATTAGCACCTGGAGTTGCTTCTGCTGTAATCTTTGTATTACCGTCAGCATCCTCAACGCCGTCTAGTCTAACCCATGCTGTACCGTTATACCCTTCATAGCGAGATAACTCGCTGTTAAATCTAACCATACCAGCTGCGCCTGTTGGGCGAGCGGCAATATTGCCAACCGGTAACTTAATACTCTGTGTAGAATTAACTGTAACAATACCAGTGCCATTTGGTGTTATCACCATATCACTGCCAGTATTGATTCTGATTTCGTTTTCTTGTACGTCAAATTGTTCTAGTACAATATATCCTGTGCCGGCTGCTTGTAATTGTAAATTACTGTTAGTAACTGTAGTTTGAATAGTATTGCCGTTAATACTAATATTACCAGTGGTAAATGTTCCGGCTGTTACGGTTCCACTATTATTAATGTTAGCAGTAAAGGTTGTGCCGGTAACTGTTAGATTGTTATCAATAGTAACATTATTAGTTGGCACAGAAATAATACCAGTACCGGCAGCTCCTAGTTGTAGATTACTATTAGTTAAAGTTGTTGTAATTACATTGTTAGTAATATTAATATCTTTAAATTGTGCAATATTTGAAACTGTTAAGTTTCCAGTTAGCACATAGTTGCCAGTTTGATTTACATCACCTGTTCTTGTAGTTGCACCAACATGAGTTAGTGTTCCAGTAATACCAGTATCGACTAAGGTTGTTAAACCCGTAACAGTTAGTGTTTTACCCAGTGTAACATCATTACTTGGAACATAAATTCTACCAGTTCCACTTGCTTCTAAGACTAAATCAGTGTCTGCTAGAGTTGTGGTAATATTGTTGGTAGTAATCCGTATATTGCCAGTGCTGAAAATATCTGATGTTACTGTGCCAGTATTGTTAATTGTAGTGGTACTAGTTGTTCCTACTACTGTAAGTGTTCCAGTTACTTCAGCATTGTCTAGAGGAACAATTACTTTGCCGGTGCCGGCTGCTTCTAAAATTAAATCATTATTACCAATAGTAGTAGTAATAACATTAAGATCAACTTTAATATCTTCAAACTGTGCAGTTGATCCCACATCTAATGTACCAGTAACTGTCAAATTACCAGTTTGATTAACATCGCCGGTTTGTGTGACCGCACCAGTGTGTGTAATATCGCCAACTACTGCCAGTGCAGTGCCCAGTGGTACTGATAAGGTAGTAGTTCCAAGTACTGTTAAATTTTGTCCCAGCTCAACGTCACTAGTAGGAATAGATATAATTCCATTGCCGTTTGCTTCTAATACTAAATTGCTGTTTGTTAAAGTAGTAGCAATATTATTAGTGCTAATGCTAATATCACCAGTACTAAATGTACCCGATGTTATTGTGCCGGTGTTGCCTATTGTAGTGGTACTGGTTATACCTAAAACTGTTAGTGTGCCAGTTACTTCTGTATCATTTGTTGGGATTGATACTTTGCCTGTGCCAGCTGCTTCTAATATTAGATCATTATTACCAATTGTAGTAGTAATGACATTATTATCAATCTCAATATCTTCAAACTGTATTGTAGATCCAACAGTTAATGTTCCGGTAATTTCAGTGTTACCAGTTTGGAACAAATCTCCAGTCTGTGTTACTCCGCCAACGTGAGTAACTGTTGCAGGTGTACCAACTACTCCAATATTAGTAGTTTTTAAATAGGTTGTTCCATTAACAGTTAAATTTTGATCTAGTTGTACACTATTACTTGGTACATAAATTTTTCCACTGCCGGCAGCTTCAAGTACAAGATTACTATTACCTGTTCTACTTGTTATGTTGTTACTGGTAATAGAAACATTGCTAGTATTAAATGTACCTGATGTAACAGTACCAGTATTACTAATTGATGAAGTTGTAGTAGTGCCTACTACCGTTAATGTATTTTCAATAGTGACATTATTGGTAGGAACATAAATTCTACCAGTACCAGCAGCACTTAATATTAAATTATTAGTGCCAACGGTGGTTGTGATAGTGTTAGTATCAATCTTAATGTCTTGGAACTGTGCAGTAGATCCAACTGTTAAGGTACCTGTTATCTCAGTACTACCAGTTTGCGTTAGATCTCCAGTTTGCGTTACTCCGCCAATGTGTGTAACTGTTGACGGCGTACCGATAACACCAATATTAGTAGTTGCTAAATTTGTAGTGCCCAGTACTGTTAGATTGTTAGTAATTTCAACATCGTTTGCTGGAACATAAATTAATCCACTACCGTTAGCACGTAATTCTAAATTATTATTACCAGTGAGTGTGGTAATGTAATTACTTTGTATCTTAACGTCACCAGCAGTTAATGTTAGCGAACTAATAGACGTATCTACATTCAATGAGCCAACATCAATATAACCAGTTACTGTTAAATCTTGTGTGATCTCAACATCACTATCTGGTACATATACTCGACCAGTACCGGCCGCATCAAGTACTAGATCATTATTGCTAAGAGTTGTGCTAATGTTGTTGTTATTAATTTTAATATCAGCAAACTGTCCGTAGCCAGTAGTAGTAAACGTGCCTGTTAGAGTAATATCGCCAGTTTGTGTTACGTTACCAGTTTGTGTTACATCACCAACATGTGTCAGTGTTCCAGTAACATTTAACGCCTGTACATCTGTTGTTCCGTTAACAGTTAAATTATTTGTTATCTCAACATTGTTAAGTGGGACATAAATGCGGCCTGTACCGTTAGCTTGTAGAGTTAGATCTAAATTAGAATCAGTAGTGGTAATAACATTAGTACTAATCTGAATGTTAGCATTAATTAATGTTGTAGAATATAATGTGCTCCAACGTTCTGTACTTGTGCCTAGATCATATGTACTGTCTAGCTTAGGTAATATATCACTGTCAACACCTGCAACAAAACGTACAACGTCAGTTGACTCGTTACCAATAGTAACATTGCCTCCAACTGTAACATCGCCAGTGACTTCTAAATTACCAGTTACAGTAACATTGCTCTGTAGATTAATTTGATTAGTAGCAGAGTCAACATTAAAGTCTTGACTCAATGTTTCAATAGTATTACCGCTAATTCTAAAATCACCAGTTTCAATTTTAGTAGCATCAATGTAAGTGATATTGCCGCCACCGTCATCGAATGTTAGACTTGTTCCAATACTAACAGCCGAGTTGGTAAAGCTAACTTCGCCAGTTGCTTGATTAACGTAGAACAAATCTCCAATACGGAAATCGCCTTTGTGGTCCACGCTGTTATAATAAATCTTAGCATCGTTAAGTTCAACAACTTCATTGGCCTGTATAACAGTATTAGGATCGTTAGTAGTCTCTTTACCGTTGCCAATATAGGCTAAGTTCTGTCCAATTAGGTAGGCAATAACGCCAGCACCGTCACCATAGATACCATAGTTACCGTAGACAGCGGCTGAGCCAATTGAACGTAATTCGACGCCAAAGTCTGAATAGTCTGCTACTGCTAAATCAGTTGTTGCGCCACCTGCTGAGCTACGAATATCAACAAACGTAACACCGTCGTCAACAACGTTTGTGCTGTTGTTTAATCCGTTAAAATGTAATAATAAAACAGTTGAAGTATCAGCTAAAAATGGTATTGTAGGAACCGTGACCGCAGTAGTATATTTGGTTACGCCTTTTACTACACGCAGTTCGTCAATATATCCAGTACATAGTGCAGAGCCTGTATAACTTGCTCCTAATCTAAATGGTCTTGCTGGATAGTTTGTAGCATCGGCAAAAGTTGTTGGTGTAATAGTTCCGTTAACTGCTAACTTGGTAACACCTCCAGTTCTAAATAACACTACGTGATTAAATGTTCCTGCTGTACAAGCTACAGATGATGTGATTCGATAGGCATTGCTAACAAACAATCTAATGCTGCCAGCAGCGTTCATTTCTAAATATAATGCAGTATCGTTTGTTGCTGTCCTGCAATCTAGTAACACTTGAGCAACGCCGAGGGCAGTTGGTCTCCAGAAAAACTCAATAGTAAAATCACCGGTTCCGTAACCAAAGTCAACTTGACTGCTTAATGTGATAAAATCACCAGTGCCGTCTAATACAAGGCCTGCTGTACCAAACTTTTTCTGTGCAGTACTTAACTTTGCATCACCGTTTAGTGTTACAGTCTTAGGAGCACGGTCGTCTGGAATTAAAAATCCCTGAACTCTCCCTGTTAAATTAATCCAATCGCCGTCGACGCTATCAACGGTACCCGAAGTTAGTACAGTAGTTCCGTCTGTGCCATAGTAGCTAACAGTATTGCCCACTGCCCAAGTGCCTGTTCGTGTGGCCGCTGGTAATTTTAATCTTGTTAATCCTGCGCCAGCAAATCCATCGTTACTGCTATACAAGTGCATACTGCGATTTGCATAGTAGGTAAATGAGTTTAGCCATTCAATTCGAGCACCGTTAGTGGCAACAATTACATCAACGCCTGGGCAAATAAATGTAACACTGTGAAACAGCATTGCTGCTTCTTTGCTCACGGCAGTTGCATATGCACCGTCAATGTATGCGCCTTTACCAGCATCACCTTGATTGTAGCCTAACGGATCTGATAAACTTGTTACACTACCTTTAGTTAGAACAGTAATATTTCTAACGTATGGGCTACGACTTGTAACTGCGAAATCTGTTGCAAAACGGAATGTATATCCGTTATCTGGAAATACTCTATTGCCACCGTTACAGCTGAATGTTAGATTAGAAACAAATACGCTTGTAGTCGGAGTAGCTGTTCCGCCAGTGTGCGTTAACACTACAACACCAGTTGTATGTGTATAAACAGCATTAGTAATAACGCGATTTGTTCCACCAATGTTAATAGTTCCACCACTTACATAAGTGTGTGCATACGGTGCGGTACCTACGTTGATTGTAGTTGATCCTGCACTGGCAGCAGTTACCGTAAAGTAATTTCCGCCGCTGAAGAAATCTGCAATGGTAATATCTTCAACGGTTGATTCGCCATTGAGTAAAAATGCGTCATTATATCGTGTGGCTGTAGTAGGAACAATCTTTACTGAACGAATTCCAGTACCCCTAACTGTTACGCCCACAGGAACAGTTAACGGAAATATTTCAGTATAAGTGCCCGGATAAATGTAAACAGTGTCTTCACTAGCTGCTACACTTAATGCTTTTTTAACAGTAGCAAATGGATCGTTTTGATGTTCACCGGCATTTGTATCTGAACCGTTAGTAGCTACATAATATATTTTGCCTTGTACAGAATTTAAGTTAATCCCGTCAATAGTTACGTCACCTGAAACTATTGCATCAGCATAAACATTTTTAACCCATAGATCTAACCAACGCTTTTGATCAAATCTAATTGATGCAACGTTGTAAACGCCATCTACTAATCCATCGTTAGTAGTTGATACAGTTTTTGGGTTAGTGCCAGACCACGCACCTAGTGTGTTTATTGCATAGCTACCGGCTACACCATCTAATGCTATTTGATATGCCTTGCCAACTGTATGGGCAATTAATGTATTAACCCATGTTGGGCCAGCAGCTGGTATAGATAATACTACTGTTGTGCCAGTACCGCTAACTGTTAGTGTTACATCGCCTAGAGTAAATTCAGTACCTTCTACGTACCCAGTACCGCCGTTACCAAGTGTGTATGTAATATCAGTGTTGGGAATAATATCACTTGCAACATCTGCATTAATTGTAATATTATCAGTGTTAGCATCACCAACTGTAATGTTGCCGTCTGCACGAATATTTCCAGTAGCATAGATATTGCCGTAAACATTAGTGTTTGCGTAGACGTCTACTGACCCTGTTCCGTTAGGGCGCAATTCTAAGTTAGTGTTTGATCCAGATGCTAAGTTTGTTGAGATGATATTTGTGTTAATATCAATGTCGTCTATGACTAACTTTGCTGTAACAGTTACTTGATCGCCGGTGCTGTTAGTTAAATTTAATGTGCCAGTGTTGCTGGTAATTGTACTGCCAAGGACCGTCAGATCGGCAAGAGTCGATTGTGTTGTGACAAATAAATCTGTTGTCTTTGTGGTTCCAGTAACATCTAATTCGGTAGTAGGAGCTGTATTTTTAATACCAATTTTTCTACCTGTAACATCTAAGTGTAGAAGATCGTTATCAAACGTTAGGTCATGACCATTGCGAGTTAAATTGTCTTTCAGTAGTTGACCGGAAATTCGACCAAGCTGGCTCATGAGTGCTCCTTTGTACCCCGTGTTTCACGGTTAACCACCTTGCATTGCGGGTTTACCACAGTTTAATATCGTAGGAGTTAGCCAACTCTTACAGTAATTGTATTTAGCTGTTTTGGGTTTTAACCGATTACAAGAGCCCAAAGATTGGTAATCTCTTGGACTTCAGATGCGCTGAGTAGTTCAGCACTTTCTGATACAAAGCCAACATAGTCAACTCCGTTAAAGATTTCTGGGATGCTTAGGTCTGTATTGTAACGAAGGTCGCCGAGCTCTACTCCACTAGTATCAACTACCGTAGGTCCGGCAGGCAGTGCAAGTCCCCCTGTGCCACTAAATTTTACATAACCGTTGCCAGTATTTTGTAAGACTAGTGCTGCATTGGCAGAGTTGCTAATTTCATCTATGCCTAATGAAATATTATCTATCACCAGTTTACCTGCGCCGTTAGGAGTTAAGTATAGGTCACTGTTAGTAACAGCAGTAGAAATTATATTAGTTGCAAATGTTGTATTATTATCGATGGTAAGTGAGTTTACAGTTAATCCAGTTGCACTAACTGACATATTGTTTACAGCATTAGTAGTAAACAATAGTGTGTTATTTGTAGGATGTGCTAATACTGAAGTTTGTCTATTTGCAGAATATACTCCCGCAAAGCTAACTGTAGACGTGCTGTAACCTCTAAATAAATTGTCAGTTGAATTAAATCTAAACTCGCCTTGAGTTAGAGTTGAGCGATCAGCTGTTGTTCCAACTGGAACTTGTAAGGCAGTAGTAGTTGATATAGTAACACTGCCAGAAGGTATAGTTAAAGTAATTCCTTCATTAAGCGTATCTGTACTGATAGTATTTGAATTAAATTTTATTTTTTCTAACTTTGGGGCGCCTGTGCTGTTACCGTTTAAAATTAAATTGTTATTGCCAACAGTAGTTGTGATATAATTATCGTTGATTTCTATATCACCGTCCGAGAATATATCTGATGTAATAGTTCCAGAGTTAGTCAGTCCGTTAGCTACCAAGGTACCAAATAGTGCTGCTTGGCTTAACTGTAGGTTGTCGTTAACTACTACTTTGCCCGTTGTGCCCGCTGCTTTTAACTCAAGATTGTCATTTGAGTTTGTAGTGAAAATTCTATTGTCTACAATGTGTATGTTATCAAAGTATACATTGTTAGTAACTGTTAGTTCTGCTGATACCTCCCTATTACCAGTTTGAGTGTATATACCAATCTGGGTGTAATCTCCGGTTATATCTAATAGTCCAGATATTGATGCATTTTTTAAACTAGTAGTGTCAGCAACATCTAATGTCTGATCGATAGTAACGTCAGTAAGAACTGTTTTTACTTTACCAGTTCCGTTGCTAGATAATATTATGTTGGCGTCTGTAACAGTTGTAGATATTTTATTATCAACAATGTTTATATTATTGTTGGTAAAAATGTCCGAAGTAACAGTTCCGCTATTGCTAATTCCATTTGCAGTTAGCATACCTACAGTTAAATCATTAACAATTCTTAGGTTATCGTTGAACTGAACTATTCCACTACCAGCTGCTTTTAATTCTAAATCATCATTAGAATTTGTAGTAAAGATTTTATTGTCAACAATGTGTATATTGTCAAAATATACATTGTTAGTTATATCTAACGTGCCTGTTATCGTACGATTACCAGTTTGTAGAGTATTACCAGTTTGATAATAATCACCAACGTGGGTTATGTCTGACGGCAATGGTCCTGTAAACGAATAAGTGCCACCTGACGCAAATACTCCGCCTGTTATAGTAATATCATAGTTAGTAACACCGTCACCTACTACAGAAACTACCCAAGTAGGTTGACCAACTACTGTCCATCCAGGTTGAATTACACTAAACGTTGATACAGTTTGTCCAGGGGTTAATATTTGCCATCCGTAGAAGAAAAATCCAGTCGGGCTACTTGTGCCTGATAAATTTTGACTTACTTGTGTTAAAGCAGTGCCGGTTCCAATAACTGTATTTTTTAAGTTAGTAGTACCGTTAACTGTTAAATTAAGATCGAGTTCTACAGAATCATTTGGAACAGATATAATACCAGTGCCAGCGGCCAACAATCTTAGATTGTTATTACCCACAGTAGTTTTGATATTGTTTAAACTAATTTCTATATCACCGTCACTGAATGTATCTGATGCAACTATACCAGAATTGGTTATACCGTTTGTGTAAGTTGTACTGTTAATTCGAAGATTTTGATCTATAGTAACATTATCATTGATGTTAACTATGCCAGTTAGGGCAGCTTTTAATTGTAAATCAGTGTTGGCGTCAGTTGTGGCAATTGTATTATTGACAAATGACATGCTGTCAAAGTACACACTACTATCTACATCTAATGTAGATGATATACTTCTGTTACCAGTCTGTAGAGTATTACCTGTTTGTAAATAATCTCCATATTGAGTTAGAGTGCCAGTTATATTTGTAGTTCTTAATGCAGTAACTCCATTAACTGTTAGGTCTTGATCAAACTTAACATTGTCTTGGCTTGCATAAACTTTACCAGTACCTGCTGCACGGAATTCTAAATCACTGTCAGTTAGGGTAGTAGTGATAAGATCTAAACTGATTTCAATGTTGCCATTAGAATAAGAATCGGTAGTTATGTCTGTAGTAACGCCTACAGAACTGCCGTGTATATTGCCGGTAACAAATAAATTATGGTCTATTTGTACATCTGCAGATGGAATTTTAATTTTACCTGTACTGGCTGCACCTAATTCTAAATTTGAATTTAGAGTTACTGTGCTAATAGTATCGTCTATAAATGTTACGTTAGCAATTTGTACATCACTGCTTACATCAAGATAGCCAGTTTGATTATAAGTTCCTGTTTGTCCTGTATCTCCAGTTCTATCTAATAATCCTAAATGATCAATTGTTCCAGTTACTATCGCGGCAGCAGTTAACGCATTGTCGCCTAAATTTGTTATTCCACTAACAGTTAGATCTTGATCAAACTCGACATTGTCTTGATTTACAAAAATTTTACCAGAGCCGTTTGCTCTTAACTCAATGTCTGCATTTGTGGGAAGTGTAGAAATTGTAGCATTTTCTAATTTGTAACTGCCAATATATGAAGTGTCGAGATAAACGTTATCCCAACGTTTGTTTGTAGGACCGCCTAATGTGTAATCATCGTCTGTTACTGGGCGTAAATCAAATTCTACAGGAGCAGTGAATCTAACAATATCAATAAATGCGTTACCAATAGTTAAAGTACCGTCAGCATTAAGATTTCCAATAATATCTAAGTTGTTAGATACACTAGTGTTTGTATTTAAATTTATTTCGCCGGTACTGCTATCTAAATTAAGAGCACCTGTTAATGTTGTTATTAAATTTTCACTAAACTTAACATTATTAACAGTTACTTGTGTTGCATCAATAACTGTTTCGTCAGTTCCTGCGGCAAAATTAATTGATGTTACTCCGCCTGCGCTAACTGACACACCGTTAATAGTAACACGCCCGGTATCAAAACTAACACCAAACGCATCTCCAACTTTAAAGTTACCTTTATTATCTAAACTCTGATAATAAATCTTACCTGATGCAAGTTCAATGGTTTCGTTGGCTGCTATGTTTAGACTTGGATCGTTTGTAACATCTTTGCCGGCACCAATATAGGCAAAGTTGTGCTGTATCAAGTACATTAATGTACTTGCACCGTCTGCTTCTGCACCATAGTTACCGTAGACGTTGGCTGAGCCGATACTTCGAATCTCAGCACCAAATCTAATGCCTAGACTTGCCAGTCCAAGTGTGCCCTGTGTAGCATATATTCCTCTGTTGGCAAAGTAACTAAAAGAGTTAAGCCATTCAACACGTACACCGTTGGTTATTACCAGCGCATCTACACCTGGTGTGATAAATGTCACGCTGTGGAATAACATACTAGCTTCTTTGCTAGATGCTGTTGCTATGCTTCCATCAACACGGGCTCCGCCGCCTGCGTCGCCTTGATCAAATCCCCGTGGGTCAGTTAATGAGGTAACACTACCTTTAGTGATAACTGTTATGTTTTGTACATACGGGCTGCGACTTGTTACTGTAAATCCAGGAGCAAATGAAAACGCATACCCTGGTGCATAAAAGTCTTTAACTGTTAGATCACTAACAGTTGATTCGCCGTTGAGTAAAAACGCATTGTTTGATTGTGTAAGTAGTGTAGGTTGTACTGTCACTGAACGAATGCCGGTTCCCTTGACAGCCACTCCTACTGGAACAGTTAGGGGAAATGTTTCAGTATAGGTACCTGGATAAATGTAAACAGTGTCTCCGGCAACTGCTTGACTTAATGCATTGCTGATTGATGCAAATGGTGCGCTCTGATGTTTGCCTTGTGTGAGTTCAGGGTTAGGAAGATCAGATCCGTTAGTAGCAACGTACCAAATTTTACCGTGTAGTAAGGCTAGGTCAACACCGCCAGATGTAATAATTGATGATGTAACTTGTTCGCCGTTAATTAATTCAGTGTATATTCCTTCCCACTGTTGTGAGTTAGAACCTATTTTATAAATTTCGTCTAGATTAGGAGTTATATCACTGTCAACATCGGAGGCAAATGCAATAGTGTCGTTACTATCACTACCAAACGTAATATTACCGTCAAGCGTAATATTAGAAGATGTATATAAGTCCCCAGTGATGTTTAAGTTACTGTAAACATCTAAGCTACCAAACAGTAAAGGATCAACTCCAGTTTGATTTGGACGAATTTCTATTTTTGTATTTGTAGCAAGGGACGAAATTACATTGTTATTAAAATCTAACTTGCTAGTTCTAATGTTGTTGCCAAAAACAAAGTTACTGGCTGTTAGATTTAAATTATCAGTTAGTGAAGTTACTGTGCTTCCAGATATTCTAACCTGAGTACTTAACCTAATAGGATCAAATAATTGATCAACTATTAAATTTGTAGTTGTGCTAGTACCACTAATCTCCAATGTCTTCGTTGGTACATCGGTATTTGCACCAATACGTCTGTCGCCAACGTTGAGGAACAGTAGATCTGTATCAAATGCTAGTTCGCGGCCTTCTCGTGTGAGATTATCTTTAAGAAGTTGTCCTGAAATCCTACCTAATGCATTGGCCATATATCGCGCTCCGATACATTATTTATAGTAGAATGTTATTGATCAAAACCGATTAATGCTGTGACAATTTTTCCGTCGGGTACTGGACTATTAAATTTCAAATAGTATCCTGATCCTGTAGATGTTGATTCTGTAATAGTCAATGTAACATCGGCTGCTATAGAATTAGTTGTTGGTTTTCCAGTAAACGTAGCACTTACTAACGCACCAGTATTAGTGTCAGTTGCATAACTTGTAATAACGGTACTGGCCTGTAATGAAGCTGATCCAGTTATAGTAGCACTACTAAAGTTTACACTAGGATAAACAGCATCAGTACTGGCAATTTGTCCTGCAAAAGTCATAGTGTCAACTGTTGTACTGGCAAAACTAACAGATGTTGTATCACATGCCGTTACTGTATATGATCCATTATACGACACTGGAATAAATTCACTAACTATTATTGACGAGCCAACACTAAATGGTGGTGCTGCCCGTGTACTAAAAGTTAATGTAACTGTAGTTGCATTTCCTGATGCACCAGTTGCTGATAATGCGCTGTTAAAGTATAATGTTGTTGCACCAGTGATAGCACTAACACTAGTAACTGGTGAATATACTTCTGCTCCAATAGACGGATTCTGTACAACAGTATAGTTATGATTTAATCCACTTAGTTGAACAACATTTTCAACTAACACTATCATGTTCTTAGCTATTTGAGTCGGATCCCATCCTGAAGGCAAACTAGCGTATGAAACAGGGCTTGGGTTAAGTGGACCAAAATAAATTTCTTCCTCATTGCCGGCACCTAAATTTTGCTGTGTAATGATTGTTGGTTCTTTAAATCTAAATTGGCGCCATGCTCCTGCTTGGTAACCTTCAAACTGATTAGTGTCAGTGTTATAACGGATCATGCCGTTAACTGGAGAGCCCGGGCGATTTGATTCTACGCCTTTTGGTATTAGCAAATTTTTAGGCGTGTTCATAACAATTGCATCTAACGTTGTTATGGCTAGACGATCATCATAAATTGCCCTACGATTAAGTGTTAACGTTTTTAGAAATCTCATCTTACACCGCCAATGTGCTTACTGTTGCTGATAATCCTGAACCTGTTGCTAGCCCGTGCAATGCATCACCTGTTGCTAATACCATCTTTTCTTGATCAAATGTAACAGTATCTCCTGCAGGTATGACCAGTGCGTTTACAATCAATGCAGTGTTTGCTGTTGCTGCTGAAACTGCATACAGAGACAAGTTTAAATCTCCTGCAGTGGTGTTACACACAATCACGGTAGTAATAGCACGTTCTCCAGTCCCGGATGCTAATGCACTTGCTGATCCAGTTGGTACTGATGTGTTATATAATGCCATTTGTTGTCCTTAAAATAAAATGCTAAACAATAGTGCTCTATTCTTAGCAACCAATTCGTCCGAGTTACCTTGATTGGTGAAATATATACCAGTTTTGCCCGGAGCAGGTGTTGTATTTGAATTCGCTGTATAAATTTTTGTTGCTCCAGATACTGTGGCCGGACTTAATCCTGTATCGTCTAATTGCAATATTGCATTAACTTCTACTGTCCGACTTGTTGTCGCAGTTAAAATTAAATTGTTTGTAGTATTATTAATAGTATTAGTGAATACATTAACATAGTCAACATCTAATCCACCTACTGTAAATTTGCCGCGTTCGCTGCCGTCAACTTTAAATGATACTTTACTTGTTAATGGTAATGTATATGTTGGATTTAAAATTAATCTATAAGGATTAGCTGCATCTTTATCGATACATTCAACACTAGTATTACTTTCAGAAATTGAGTAGTCATCAAAAAATGTTAGTTGAGCAGTTACAAAGTCTGACAATCCTTGTACGTTAGGTAATGCATCTGGATCAACAACCGTAATAGGTCCTGTTGGCGGAGCTAGGTCATAATTTGTATAACTAAAAACATTACGCTCATAGTCTGCTGTTCCTGTAACAGTAACTACACCAGTACCTGGCGCATTAATCAAATATAAATTTTGTCCGTTAGTATTGATGCTACAAGTTTGTATACCTATTAAGTCACCTGGAGATTCATTTCTAAAACTAAAAGTTCCAGATTTGCTCGTGCCAGACGAATTTAAATGGTCTACATCTTCATCAAATAACACAAGCGGGTTACTGCCATAAAACGGTGACAATACATTTGAGTTACCTGGACGATTAATTTTAATGCCAGCTTCAGCGTTAAGTGCTACTGGTATTCGACCTATTCTTGCGCCCGAGGGTTCGAACCCGCCTTTGTTAATTTCGATAATATTATCCACAACTGACATAGTCTCAGACTGTACAGTTGTTTGAGTACCTGCAACTTCTAAGTCGCCAGTGATGTAGACTGTGCCGCGATTAGCACGATCTCCGGTACCAACGTCAAGCGTAATGTCACCACCATAATCTGGATTAGATGGATTTCTACTACCTTGTCGGACTGATACTTTATAGTCCCCGTTTGGAACACTGACGACTTTCATTGTCATTTTACTTTCCTAATTACGTATTTTCAATCTGAACTACTGCGCCAGACGCTGCCGAGAACGACCACTGGGCACTTTGTCCTGACGAATATGTAGATCCTGCGCTTGTACTTAAACGTGCAACTGCTGCTGGAACAAGAGTAGCTCTACGAGCAGTTAGTTTAGTTACATAGTATGTGCCACCGCTTGCATCTGTTGCAACAATGTTCATTTCACCGGCGCCATTAGCAATGGTTGATTTTAATTTTGCAATAGCTGTAGTAGTTGCATTTTCTACTTTGTAACGAGTAGTTGATACTTGTTTAGTAATATCACCGCGTAGTAAACTGCCGCCTGTGTGATATGCAAAAGCAACAATAGCGTTCTCGTTATTACCAATTGCACCGCCAACTGTGTAAGATTCTAATACTGCTGTACCAGCTGCTGCACCTGCACCAAATGTAACTGCTGCATCTGCTGCATTAGTATAGCCAGAA